TCATTAAACCCTTCAAGTATTTTTCCGTTCCTAGTAAATAAATTACCATTAAAATATACAGCACGAATACCATCAAGTTTAGGTTCAACAATTACATTATTAAATTTTCTTTCTTCAAAAGGTGAAGCTAACATACAATCAAAAACAGGTATAAGACCAGGGAATACTTTATTAATTGTCTTTTCGGTAATGCCAATTCCTAAATCTTTAAGAATAATTTTTTGATACCAAATTTGATCCTCTTTAGATTGATTATTAATAAATTTATTTACTTTGTTTTTATCAAAATCTGTACCTGTATTATGTTCCAAAAGATAATCAAGTAAATCTACAATATTGTCATATTCTGTTTCGCCAGTTATTTTTGTATTAAACGTTTTCTTGCCAATCCCAAATATTTTATAAGGATTATAGGTTAATTCTAATACTTCTTTTAATAGTCTATTACTTCTATTTTGTTGCAAAATAGATTCTTTCTCGTTCCTACTAGACGTGTTATTAATTTGCTGAAAAATATTAATTACGTTTTTCATTATTCATTCTCCTTTTATTTTTATTTTGGTAATAAAACTGCTGTTTTGCGACCATCTTCCTGCTTTAAAATTCGTTTTTTATTCCTATTACAATACACCATTACAACAATTATATTTATACATTGCCGCTTCTCCAAAACTTTCACTTACTAATGCTCGCAAACTACACTTCTCCTTCTCGCCATTAATTATTTGTTCTGCTTTTATAATACAGAAAGATAAACTTAGGTGTACATATTTTTCATCAAAAGGAATATTTGAATTATTTTTTAATTCTTTTATTTCATTAAATATATCCTCAAATACATTTTCTCCATATATAGAAATTAAATGGTTTTCTATTTCACTTATTATCATAATAACACCCCTTATCAAATTGATATTTTTTAATTTAATCTATTGGTTTAAACATATCCAATCCGAACAACTCAATTATCTCATCTTCATTTAAGTCTTTTCCTGCTTTCCAAGTCCCATCGGGATAAGTTACTATACAACCTTCAATATCTTCATTGTGAGTTTCTATCCCGTATAATTTTGCCAACTCTTTTATCTTTTCATCCACTTTTAGCCCTCCTTTCACCAAATCGACATTTTAATACCCATATTCATCTCTATATAATGCTATATTTCTTTTAATTTGAATATCCTGTTCATATTCATTCACTGTATTATTTATAGCATTGTTCCATAAAACTTCTTTGTAACACTCATAATGATAATTTTTCTTTTTATCTTTATAATACTTTACATTATCATCTTTCAATCCACAATAAGAACATTTTTTCATTTTTACTCCTTTACACCAAATGGTCATTTTAAGGTATATCACTTACAATTTCAACACTATTTTCAGGTAATATCATACATGTATCTTCATAATATACCATATATTCAGCAGACATAATATCATACATTATTACACTAAATTCTTTTCCAACTAATTCTTTATACCATCCACCATATTTCCAAGCATCTTTATCACTTATAATTTTTATTATTCTTTTTCCGCTTTTTATCATTTTTTATTCCTCCTTATAGAATGAAAATCTGGTTTTATTCCACTATTTTATAAAAACACCCATACCCATGTTCCTTTCTACCTCTTTTGCTATTCCTTGTTAATCTATACCAACTCCATGCATTACTTAATCCATAACTTCCCCAATACTGCCCATCAATTATTTCCACTTTATAACAGTCACCAATTTTATAATGTTCAGTATTATGAAACGGTTTAAATAAAACTATCTGTCCTTTTTCTGGTTCGAAAACTCTATCTGGTTCTCTAATTGGGTCTACACCAAATTCTGCCACAAAATCTTTTACCCATTGTTGAACTGTCATAATTTTACCTCCTAATTATCACAAAATACTTGTTTTATTGATACTTACTTAGTCAATAAAACACCACTTAAAAATTATAATTTATTTTTTATCTAAATACTCCCAATATCCTCCTGTTATCATTCTGGCAAGTACACCAATTAAACTGTAAGCATTTTTTAAACCCTTAAAAGATTCATCCATCTTATCTAAAAATATTAATGGTTGCAGTTTCAGTAAAGATGCAATTAATAATTCCTTTTCATTTTCATCTAATCTTTTAAAGATTTCTTTAAGTAAAACAAAACAACTATCAACTAAATCAACACCTCCAACAGTTTTTGTATAAGTATTAATAACACCTACACGATTAAATGCCTTACTTACTTCAATATCAAATACTTGAGTTTCTCCAAATGCAACAGGAGAAAAAATATTGTATTTTTTAACATTTGGATAATTAACTAATACTTCATCATAATAATCTTTTATTCTTTGCATTGGAAATTCTGGTTCTGTTTCAAGTAGCCATCTTACTTTGGTGAAATATGAAATAAGAAGGATTATCAAATTTTTATTATTTGGAGTTAAAAAATCAAATTTAATATTTTCACCTTGGGCAGTAATTTTAGCTTGTGCTAACACTCCAGAACTACACATGTTTAATAAATTATTAAAGAAACCCATAAAATCACCCTTTCTAATTTAACAGTTACGAAAGTATCACTTTATTCTGTTAGTCCATATATTTCTTTATCTATTTCTTGTTGAATTGCTTTAATATTTTTTGATAATTCATAAGAAGAAAAATAATTACCTGATGATGTATGGTTAATTGTTATTTCATAAAGTCTAATTAGATTATTCATATAGTCATTTAATATTTTTATCTTCTCTGTATATTTATTTACTTCAATTTTAATTTGTATTTACCTCCTTTCACAAATGTATTATTTTATTGTGCTTCATTTACATTACTTATAATAGCTTTATTATAGTTATCTAGTGCTTTTGCCATTTCATTAATATAAAAACCTATTGTTCTTGCGTTGTTATTTAATAATGCTTCACACGATATAGCTAATTTTCCTGCTAGATGTAATAATTCTTTTTCAGTATACATAATAAACCTCCTATCACACTTATTCATTATTTTCTTCGGTTCGTTTAATGAACAAAATTCCTTCTTCTGTTATATAAATATCAAACAAATCCAATTCTTTAATACCCAATCTTTTTCTAATTACTTTGGGAATTACTACCCTACCTAAATCATCAATTCTTCTAAACATACCTGTATATTCTTTTTCCATTTTAATTTCTCCTTTCTTGTAAAACAGAATGTATATTTTATACTCTTTTATTCCATGCATCTGTAGCTTCTTCTATAGTTGCAAAATAAGAAGGCCAAGGTTTTAACATACAAGAACATTTAGAACATAAAGGTATATAAATATCTAATTCACCTCTTGTACAAGATGCTATTCTTGCTTTTTCTCTACAAAACGGGCATGGTTTTAATTCATCCATAAATAATAAACCCCTTTCTATATCACAAAACTAACTATTTATGGTACTTTCCTTCGTTTTTATTTCATTATTAACATATTTAATTGCTTAATTTAATGTATTTTGAGCAACTAATAGTAACCCCAGTTCATTTTTATAATCTGCAACTTCAAAATAATCTTTTGCGTCTTCAAGTGTATCAATCACATCTCTAATATAATCAATCGAATTAAGGGACATTTTATTACCTCCTTTATACTTTCCTTAATTCATCAAGCATTTGTCTTTTTTCTCTTTCAATTTCATCTAAATCAATATCATAAAATTCTGCTAATAATTTTTGTTTATTAATATATCCTGCTGGTACAAGTACCTGATTATCATCCGATCTATGTCTGTTATATTCACAGAAAGTATATTTACTCATTAACCATTCTAAAAACTCTCCACATAATTGAGTTTCTTTCTGTATTTCCTTTAATTTTTCATGTTCTAAATATTTCAATTTTATTACCTCCTAGAAACCTTGATTTTACTGACTTTTTTGAACCTAAAACTACCATGAAACACTCGATTTATTACCTTAAGATATCTATCAATTCCTTTTCAATTTCTTTTACTTCATCTGAATGAACTCCCATTTCAATAGCATATTTATTTTTGTTATACCATTTTTTAATTTGTTCTATTTTGTTTTCAAATTCAATTCTTTTATTCCATGTTCTTACTGCATCTTTTTCATTTCCTCTAATTATACTACCTTCTGCTTTACAATTTTTACAATCAACCCAATAAATATTTTCGCCATTATTTTGAATATATAAATCTATACTACCACAAAAAGGACATGGTTTTAAATCATATATCGGAATTCCCATTTAATCAACCTCCTATTCTATATTTTTTAAAGCATTTTCTATCGCTTCATTAAAACTACAACCACCATTATAATACCTTACTTCAAAGCTAATAGTTCCATCTTCATTACCCTTTGAATAAAATATATCTTCGTTTGGTTCATAATTTTCTTTTTCTACTAAATACAGGGTATTGTCATCTATAATATATGTTTGATAAAATTGATCTAATAACATTTCTTGATAAGACTTATAATATGTTAGCAATTCTACATCATTTAATATTCTCTTGCATTGATTTTCAAGTGATTCATCGTCTAATATTTCAACTTCAGTTAATATTCCTCTGTAATGAACCATCTCGCTCATTTATTTATCCTCCTGTAATATTTCATCAATTTTCCTTAGTTTATCATAATCTCTACATCTTCTGACCAATTCATTAATTTCATAATGATTATCTTGTATCCAACATTCTTTATCGATCATTTCTTCAGAAATATATAATTTTCCATTAAGACCACAAAGATTTGTAATTGAATAGGTTAAAGTCTTTTTATTAACTTTTAAATTATTTCTATTATCTAAAGAAGGACCTTCATACCCAACAATCCAACTTTGCTTAGTTTCACCAATAATATATCTTTCTGCAAAATGACCTCTATGCCAACATCTATCTAATTTATTTCCCTTATCATCTGTATATCTACGTCTATTGCTATCAAATATCCAAACTTTATCTCCTATTTGCATTATTTATCCTCCTGCTCAAGTAACTTTCTAACACGTTCTATTTCTTTTTCTGTGTGAACCGTACCACCTGAATTAAATTCTATATACCATCGTAATACTTCTTTACGTGTTCTAAGAGTATTAATATTAAATCTTATGCCCTGCATAACTCTTACGTTGCCTTCAAATTCCTTAAAATAATATCCAAATGCTTTAATTTCATTATTGATAAATTTTCTTAGAGCAGTTATTCTTTGTAATCCATCTACACAAACAAAATTATTCTTATCAAAATCTCCACTTTGCCAACCTGGATTATTAAAATAAATTACTTTTGCTGTTCTACCTCCACGAAGAATATATTCGACAAATTTTATCTGTTGATCTTCCGTCCAAACATGTCCTCTTTGAAAATCAGGGTTTAATTGTAATCCTTCTTTTTTCTCCCACTCCTCTATTTGTCTTACTGCTCTTTTTAAATCATAAGTACATTCCCATTCACCATCTCTTGTTAATTGTGGAATATCACTAAATTTCATAATACCCTCCCCTATGCTCCTACCTTCATATTACCATGCTGTAAAGCAAAATGACATAAATAATCATGGTTTGCCTTGCCTAAAATATTATAATTATCAAACTCCCAAACAATATTATTAACACTTTTGTTATTAAGTTTTATGTTAATATCCTTAACTAACTTTATTAATTCTTCTTTTGTTAATTTCATTACATTATAAAGATTATCATTTATATAACCTTTCTGACTATGGAAGTAATGCATTTTTTGTTTCAAGTTGTTATGCCTCCTTTTATTAGATATTCATAATTAAAATCACTATCCATATTTTTATCTTCTATAATTGGCAAGTCTTTTAATTTCCCATATTTAAAAATACCAACAATTCCTTCTTTAACTCTATCCCAAATAATAACATCGTTGCAACTTCTTATTAATTCCCTATCTTTAACATATACAGAAATAATATTTAAATCATTCCAGTTAACTGTTCTTTTCAATTCAGTCTTTAATATATCGGTAAAATCCATTATTTAACCTCCTGCTCAAGCAATTTTCTAACCTTATCAACTTGTTCTTTACTCATAATTTTACCACCAGTATTAAGTTTAATAAAGTATCTCAATATTTGTTCTCTATTTAAATTTCTTACTTCTGCAACAGAAATATTATAATTTATAAAATGATTACGATCTCTATATGATAAATCACTAAAATATTTACCTTTATATTGAAATCTATCTTCATAATAATCTAATATTGCTCTAATTCTTTGTTTGCCATCTAATATTTCATAACCAAAACCTGTCTCCATCCATTTTTTAGTGTCGTAATGAATAAATGCTAATTTACCAATATCAACATTATTAAATATTGAATCTATTAAACTAACTTGATCTTCTAAATTCCAAACATAATCCCTTTGATATTCTGGTTCAAAATTAATTCCAAAAAAATATACTTTACTGAATAAATCCCTTAAGTCTTTTTGTGAATAATTTAACCTAATATCTTCATTCTTAATTAAAGAAACTTTATTTCCGTCCTGTAGCTTTCTTGCTTCCGTCCATCCAACGTACATCTTACAATGTTCATGCCTTATTGGTTTCCCGTAATTGTTATCAACATTGGTATAATCTATTTCATATATTTTGCCATTTTCTAAAACATTATATATCGCAACATCTTGTAAATTACCAACTGTAACTTCTGTTCCAATATCATAAATATAAGTTGGTTCAGGAATAAAATTCAATCTTTCTCTTAGATCTTTTAATTGTCTATTGTGATTATCTTCTTTTAATTTTTTCAGATCTACTTTTGAAATCTTTTTCTTTGCCATAATTTTAACCTCCTAAAATAGTAATAAATCAATCATTTTGTTACCTTTATAATGTCTACTCTTAAAAAATTATTTTCAGGATTTCTTCTTCTTTCTACAATAGACCATTCTTTTGATAACTTACTTTGAATTAATGGTAATTCTTCTTCAAATATACCTAACCATTCTATATGATCACCTTTATCGTTATAATCATGTAATGAACTAAAATTAAGTTTAGTCAAAATATTTCTAATATCATCAATATTCATTTTTCAAAACCTCCTATAATTAAAAAATCATTTTATCACTTCAATAAAATCTACTTGTGGATCTCCTGGATCATTAGACGAAGGCAACTTCATTTCTATACTAATAAATTTTTCAATTGCCTTTTGTTTAGCTTCTTCTTCACTTATTGCATTCACTATTATCTTTCTTGTTACCATTCTCGTACAAAATGAACCCACATCAACACAATATTTCATCTTTACCTCCTGCAATAAATCATTAGATTTATGACCAAATTTGTAATCTATTTTTTATAATTCATCATAAACAAAATTTTAAGTACTTGGACATCTTGAATGCCATCAATTTCATTTGCTACCTCTGCATAAGACAAATCTAATTTTGTGTCTTTAAGTTTGCCATATATAAGTTTAGCCTGACCAAATTTATCAATACTTATTTTTTCCATTTTAAACAACCTCCACATATTCCATAATAATCCTCAAGGCTTCGTCATAACTACTTGTATCAAAACATTTATTAGTCATTTCTTCTGCTTGATCCTTAAGTCCTGCTTTTTTAAGCGTCCTGCTGGCAAGACCTATTAGATTAAATACATTACCATCTTCGCCAATAAGATTACATTCTTTAATTTACCTCCTTAAAATCCCGTTTGTGTTGTATAAAAATTAATATTACCTCTGCCAATTACTCTAACTTCTTCGTCTTCTTGTGTTTCTCCTGTATCTTCATTTTCATAATTATATTTAACAACTTCAATTTCAATATTTCCATCAAAACCTTTTATTAATGTTGTAGTCCACGGTCTTTCAGTATAATAATCAAAATCTGAATTATACGCTAATACCTCATCTAAAAGAAATACACTTACAAGTCCTGCATCAGCACAAAATTCCCCTAATTCTTCTTTTGTGTCTGTATTATAAGTAGTACATGACCAATCACCATAGATGGTATCTCTGGTTAAATAATTTTTAATACCTAATACTTCCATTCTTTCACCATAACCACAAAGTTCCCAATCATCTTTCGCAATTTGATTTTTTCTCTAATAACATAACATGGATCTGTTATAATAATATCGCCTTTAAATTTCATTTAAAATTAACCTCCTAAAATATTATGGTTCATATTCTTAAATTAGCTCTTGTTTTCTTCATTTTACTACCAAACTTGTTTTAGAAAACGGCAATAAAAATTGTCTTTTATGCTGGTTTTTATTACTATTCTACTTCTAAAATTAAATTACCATATTTACTAAGTGTAACTGACTTTATAACTTTATTTACTAAAAAATCATTAGGTAAAATATTTCCTTTCATATCCCATACAACCTGATGTGTATCATCATCTTTTCTAAAAACTAAATCACGACCTATTCTGATTAACATTTTAAACCTCCTATTCCCCTGCTAACATTATACCATCCATGATAGCTTGAACTGTACTCTCTCCCCAATTATAAACTTTTGTATCATAAATTAAATTTAATATTGCTGTTTCCTTTGAAGAATTATTATTTAATCTCATTAGAAAATTTTCCACGGCAATCTTCTTAACTCCTGCCCTATTGGAAAGTATTTCAATCTCTTCTAAAGTCAGTTGTCTCATGTAAAAACCTCCTTTAAAATATTATACCATAGACGATAATAATTACAACAATTTTATTTTTACTTTGTAAAATAATTTTATGCGGTTTTGATTTATCCCTGACCGCACGAACAGGGTTATTTTATTGTGAACAATTTAAATAGTTATTCCCCTTTTCAGATATTTTAAAATAACCTCCACCTGTAAATTTAATCAATCCTAATTCGGCAAATCTGGAAATGGACAAGTTAACTGAGTTAAATTTTAATGCTAATATATTAGCAATATACATACTATTTGTTTCGTTATTATTTTTTATAAATTCTAAAATTTTTATTCTTGTTGGATTCATTATTTGTTTACTGATTTTCATAATAACCTCCTGTAGTATTAAAATTGATTTTTTATTACTACTTCATAAATAATTTTTGATTAAAATTCTGCTTATATTCGGGATCAATTTTATCATCTTTAATATTATTTAATAACCATTCAATAGCCTCTTTTTCCTGATAAAACATTAATACTTCGCCATTTTCATCTTTAAAAAAATGTTCCTCATTGTAATCATCTTCGTCAAACCATTGCATACAAACAACTGTTACGCAATCTTTAATTGACCAATAATATATTTTATAATAAACATTGTCATAATCGTGCATAAAATTTCCTCCTTATTATCACAAAATGTAAGTTTTATTGCTATTATATATATTTAAAATACGAAACTATTTTTTTATTACCTTTAGAAAAAGTCATTGATAATAGTTCATAACCATCATCTATCAATTTTTGTTCATTTTCTTCTTGATCGACATCATTTTCGAACTCATAACTAACAATAATATGTTTTTCTATTAATTTCATTTTATATTCTCCTTTCTGTTATAAGGAACAAAACTAAGATTTTATTGCCATTTAAATATTTTTAATATAATAATATCAAACCCAACAAGTATTATTGTTCCTAAAGGTAATATTATAATTACTCTTTTTATGAGATTATATTTTTCTGATAATTTAATTATAAATAAAATAACTAATGCCGTAGCTACTAATGGATTAAAAATATAGGTTACAAAATCTTTGATTTCCAAATTTATTACCTCCTCACGAAACACTTATTTGATTGCCTGTTATATGCTTACTTCTCTAATTGCATCATCTATAATTTGGTCTACATCTGGAGAGTATTCAGATAACATAAATTTTCTATACTCTTCAACATCCTCAAAATCATTAATACTTTCATCCATTGTACTTTTAAAACTAGCAACACAAATTGCTTTTCCAATATGTTCTCCTTGACTCCAAGAATTTTGATCTCTATACCCTGTTGTTATTTCTCCATCATCCCAAAGCAAAACTACTGCTCTCATAGACGATATTACAGATTCATCAAGTTGCAATTTCCATTGTTCAAGAATTTTTTCTTCTAATTTATCTCTGTTATTTTGGATTAATTCTTTCCAATTTATTTTTGTCATTTTTATATACCTCCTTTATTTTACCAAGTACATACATCATAATCTATTATACCATTTATTCCAGCATCTTGAATAGCATCCTGTTCATTGTCATAGATTTTTGAGCTATAATTTTCCTTACATAAAACTACAGGCACACTCCCTACCCATCCGAATTTTCCTGAAGGAATTTTGATTAAAGATAATCTGTATCTAGGCAAAAATAATTCCTCCTTTCTGTTATATTAATATTATAAAGTAAAAATAAAATTAAAGCAATATTAAAATAATAATTGTTTTACTACTTTAAAACATGTGTTTTGTGACCATAGAAAGAAACTGCCTAATTAGGCAGCATCACTTTCATTAATTATAGTATATCCAATTTCTTCTGGTATTGTTTCTTCAATTAATTTTATCGCTGTTTCAAAATCTTTATTACTAATTAATGTATAAGAACTTACTCCAAATATTAATTTTAGTTTCCACCAAATACTATTTCTAATTGATCTACTTAATGCTCCATCAGAAATAGTATTTGGTCTAACAAGTTTTATAATTTCTTTTGTTTTAAATTTAACGCCATTATAAAGATTAGAAACTCGTTCATTACTCATTCTGCTGTTATCAATAGTATTAACTATATTGTTTTGTAATTGCTTAACTGTAGATTCAATAGTTTTAAATCTAGTTCCCCACATAATAAGTTCGCTTTTCATTATTTTATTATCTTCTATTAACGGATCAATTAATTGTTTAAGAACAGGTGTTATAAACTGACTTATATAAAAATTATTTTCTGTTTGTTTAGAAATTCCTTGCTCATTTTCATTAAATGGTTGCCAATTTTCCATTATTATCTTCCTCCTCATTATATGAATATTCAACATTTACAGTTTTTCTTGAACATTGAATTTGTTCTCGTATTAATCTACCTAAATCTTCCAACATTTCAGCCATTTCCAACCAATCGTTTTTAAATGTAAATGCCTTACTTATTCTTTGAGATTGCAATACTATTAAAGGAGTAATTTTTTCAACATATTTTTTTGTTTCTAGTTGTGCTTGCAAATAACTTATTTGATTTTCTTTTTCAAGTATTTCTTGTTCTTTAGCAAGTTTTATAAGTTCAAATTCTTCACTATTAAGTTGTTTTTCTAATTCTGATTTTTCATTTATCACCTCATTATATTTTGTATTAAGACTTTTATACTCTTGTGTTGTCTGCTTGTTATTTGTTTCTAATTTAGTAAGATTGTTTTTTAATTCTATTTTTTCTCTTTCCAGTAATTTTAATTTTTCTTCTAACTCTGGAGATATTTTTTCAATAATTTGAGGTTCTTTATTGCGTTCTGTTTGCAAATCTTTTTCAAGTTGTTTTGTTTTATCCTGTGCTTCTTTAAGTGCCTTTTTAACCTCTCTTAATTCTTTAACCGTCATATCATTAACAGTTTTTTGTTCACCCGTAGAAGGGATTGTGTGAGGTTGTTGAATAAATTCTTCCTTATTAACTGACTCAGAAAGTTGTAGAATTTGAAATAATTTTGCGGTTCCTAAACGGGAAATTGATTTCCCGTTTCCAAACTCTATATATGCTTGTATAAACTGATTGGCATATCTTCTAGTAAACCCTAAATCTTTTTCACACCATTGATCATACTGACCATATTTTAAACCATCTCTAACGTGTTTTAACCTTCTACCAATTTCTATAATTGCGTGTCCTGCAATCTGTTTAAAAGAATTAATTTCCGCTGTTATTACATTTATATCATTCGATAAATCTATTTTATTTTCTGTTTTAATTAAATCAGACAAAACAATACCCCCCCCTCAAAAATATAACTGTAGAAAGTATACTACAGTTATTAAACCATTGTCAACACTATTTTTATTTTATTCGTATTAAAATACCCATTTCATACCCATAAATATACTATATGTAGTATGCTGTTATAGTTCAAATATACTACATATAGTAGTAACATCAAACCCACTTTTTATGACATTATGCCAACTTCAATAATTTAGATGTTTCCACAATATAATAGTCTTGATTATGCATAACCTTATTATAACTTGCTTCTCCTTCAAATTCATTAATAACTTGCTTTTCTTCCATTGTCATATCCTTATATTTCACTTTAGCATAGGAAGGAGGCAACCAATTCATACGCTGAGAACCATATAAATTAAACTTGTGTAATAATTCTTCATTTGTAAATTCAATGTGACATGTACCCTTCTTATAAAATGTAAGCATAAAATATTTTGTTTGAATCTTTTTAGTAGTTTTATAATTCTTTGCAATCTCTAATACTGTTCTTAAATCAACTTCTTCTGTTAATCCACCATCAAGATAATTAAAAACTTTTTCTATATCTGACAATTTATAAAACGCATCTGATTTTACTGGATTAAAACCTCCCCAAGAATATGATAAATCATAATATCCACTTAAAGGAATAATAACTTTTTTATTAATCTTATATGCTTTATTTGTTTTCCAACCATTATAGTAATGAATGTTATTTGACATTTCATTATACCAATGATATTTGTGGGAAAATTCTTCAAATAAACTCAGAATAGTATCTTCTACACCCTGAATCATTTCTTTGTTAAGTTGTATTTTTATAGTGTAAATATTATATAAACTGAAATCATAGTCTTTTAATTCTTTGACTCTATTGAAATATTTTTCTCGTAAATTACTTGTGAATAATCCCATAAATTGTTCTGAAGTAAATAATGCTTCCCAATATTTCATACGAATTTGTTTTATATAAGAGTTTTCAAGTGTGCTGTTGCGGTCTTCGTCTTCATAGTGTAATTTTAATTCTAATATTGAATTTTTGTAATTACTTTTAAAACTATCTAGCATAATAGGTTTTAGTGCTTCATATTCAGCAATAAGTTTTAATCCTGCCCTAACTTCAAAATTATAACGCTCGATAATACCCTTAATAAAATCAGCATCAATTATATTACCTTCACTTTTATATGTTGCCTGTTCCCTGTGCTGCTCATCTTTTCTAAGTTCATTTAAAATAATACTGCTGTTATCATCTGGTTTCAGAATATTAATTTTAATTAATGCAATCTCAACCTGTGTTTTATGCTCTGCATCAATAAAGGCATTAGGAATATATTCAATATCTGCGTTATATTTTTCAAGTCTGTTAACTAAATCTTTTCTAATATTGTTATATGGGTTTCTTATTGTCTCTGCGTTTAGAAGACAAACTATTTGACCTCCTCTATCCTCTTGCATATCTAATGCTTTTAGAAGGTGTTTATCTCCTGTTGAAAAAGGTGGATTCATAATAATCAAATCATATTTTTTAAAACTGTTATAAGTTAAAAAATCGTTATGTACTACCCTAAATTTTTTACCCTGGAGAATATACTGTAAATTCTCATTAATTTCTATAGTATCAATATCCCAATTTTCTCTTCTGTTATATGAATAATTAGCAGATTTAAATTCTTCTATTACTTCATCAACAATATCACCTTTACCAGCAGAAGGTTCAAGAACCGAATTAATAAGTTTAAAATCAATACTATCTAACATTTTTCTAATTAATTTTTTTGGTGTAGGAAAAAAGTCTGGATTATCTTTAAACATATAGTAACCCCTTTCTATTATGTTGTTATTTGTGTTATAGGGTTTTTGTTAAAGCAGAACCCTTAACTGCTTTTACTATTAAAAGACTGGTTTATAAGTGTTAATTATAGGTTTAATTTCATTGTTTGCATAATAATTTAATATCTCATCATACTGCCTTTTATCACAACTTAAATATTTTGATCGTGTTACTATTACCCCTGTGCCTGTCTGTTCTACTGTGTGCAAAACCTCTTCAGGAAGGTTTAACCATCCATTATATACTAATAGTGTACTATAAAAATAATTATAATATAGTTTGCGCTTGTTCTCTGGTTTAAATGTTATCTTAATTGCTTTGTCATATTGAGCATATTTTGTACTTTCAAAACTATCAAAAGTAATTCTTTTTACAACCATACAACCAAAATCAGAAAGATAAAATAATGTTATTTTTTGTCCCTGTTGTAAGTCTGCATTTTTAAATTGTTTTTGGATTTCGTCAACTTCTGTTAAAAGTTTATACATTGCTATTTTTAATTGATCCATTTCCCCGTTTATTTGCTGAATATTTGCTTTTGACAGTTTTATATTATTTTTCTTTAATTGTTCTTCCATCAGTTTTTTATATTGTTGCCAATTTTCGTTGTCCCAGGTTTTAATTATGTCTTGTTCTGTAATAATACTTGTAGATATATCTGTTAATATTTCTGCTATATTTTTTAGTTCTTGTAATTGTTCAAGGTTTATAAATTGTTTTAAATCATTTTCCTTTTGAATTGTTACACCATCCACCAACCCAACATAACGGGCATAATTATGTCCTTGAGCATCAATAATAAACTTTAATTCATTATTGTAATATATTGCTACTCCGTAAAGATTCCAAATAACTGTTTCTCTTTCTTCTTTGTCCATATTATTATAATCTATCATACTATTAACTCTTACATCATCCGTATAACTACCACCAGTTTCTGTTAAAAAATTAAAGTCATCTAACAAAAGGTTAGAAAAATAATTTAACGCTTGTTCTGTTTGAAAATGTACTTCTTTCGTAATTTTTACAGTTTCAAAATAAAATTCTCCCTTTTCAACTTCTTCTTTGTATTGTTTTAATGTGTTGTTTTTATTTAATTTAGCAAATTGTGAACCAATTACAAAATATTGCTGTGTTTTATCTAGCTCTTTTACTTGGATATTGTTATTGATAACCTCTATTTCTTTTGCTTCTTCCTTCTGTCTTTCTTCGTCTACTTTTTTCTGTTCTTCCTGTTGTTTTTGCCATTCTTTAAAATCTACCTCTTTTTGTTCTTTTTCAATTATTTTCTGCTGTTCTAATTTTTGTCTAAAATCTGCTATATCTGTTTTAATAACCTCTATTTGTTCTGTTTGTGTATAATCATAATCTATTGAAACTTTGTCATAATAATGAGTATGAAAATAATCACTTTGAATATCAGAATCATCATAATTATAACTTCTCAATAGTTTTTCACAGTATTCCTTTATTGATGCTAATTCAAGATTATTTTCTTTTTCCCATTCTTTATATTGAAAAGGTGCAAAGTTCATATTTTGATCTGGTTTTATGTTACTATATGGACTTTGTTTAATTTCTATATCAATTCTATTATAATCAGAGGTTATAGAAAATTTAACTTCGGGGAATCTGCCTCTTAAATGCTGCCTAATTATTTTTGCTGTTTCCTTTGTTGACAATCCTGTATAATTACTTCCAACAAATTTATAACTATATTTACTTTTGTCTGTTGTTCCCGGCGTGAATTTTACACGTTCAAATAGTGGTAAAATAGTATTATTTTTATTTTGCTTTTTAGGTGTTTGGATTTGTTCTGTTAACGTTTCTTGCTGTTCTGCTCCACTTAATTCTTGAGCATGTTTTAAGGTTTTTTCATTTTGTTTAGCATACCAACATTTTTTAAAACCAGACCACCGAAAACCATTTATTTTTAAATTATTAATAATTTGTGTTGCTGGCTTATTATCAAAGTAAAGTTCAATACCGCTTAATTCTTCATTCATTACCATTCTGCACATATGTAATTACCTCCTATAATTTTATATTAACATTATACCAAAATTAAATAAATATACAAGATGATCTTAAAATAATTCATGGTACAAAACTGTTCTGTACCATGAAAAATAACATTTATTGCCTATAAATAATGTACTAAATCATTCATTAAACTTGCCAATTCTTTTAAATTTTTTGATTCATCCGATGTAATATCATTATTCCATACATTATTCCAGTAACTTTCACTATTTAAACAACCCTTTACTTGACTTACTGAATTAATTAAATTTAAATTACCTCTATTATCGAATATACTTTTTTGAATATCTCCTATCATTAATCCAATATACCAAACCGCATTTATATCTTTAAAATTAATCTCTTGTAATTGTTGAGCAAATTTATTTTTCTCTTCTTCTGAATAAGTATCACTTTCAATATTCTTTATTAAATTAAATGCTTCAATAGGTGAGCATTTTTGAGCAACCTTTTCAACTTTTTCACGCCATAATTTAATAAAACTTTGTTTCACTTTTAAATTCCTCCTTAATTTTATATCACCAAAATTTTAATTCATCAGAATTTAATTCTTTTGAAATTCTTTTGCCACACATTGGACAATAATTAATACTAAATCTTACACTAATAGGAGCAATTATTAAATCTTTTACTTTATGATAATAATTTAAACAAATATTATCTTCCCACATATTTATTGAAAAATAGTTATTTTCGTCTGCACAACCATCGCATTCACCACAATCATTATTTATAGCAATCTCACACACGTTATCGTCTGCCATTGATGTTCTATTTGGAATTATAATAGTTTTATAATCTAATTTATCGCATAATTTACACATTTGTTTTCCTCCTTTATAGTTACGAAATCAGACTTTTATGATATTTGTATTAAACTATATTTTTTCCTTTATTGAATAATACATTTGTATAAATTCTTTATCTATTTCCCAATATTTAATAAACTTATAAATAACATAAATTGCAAAACTTGTAGCCATTGCAAGCAGCATTAAAATTCCCTCCCTAACATTCTTTACAAAGTAATCTACCATCTTTAAATTGCCAATTACTTTCTATTGTTTCCAACATTTTACCACATTCGGGACACTTAGCGAAATATTTATTTCTTGTTTCCATTATATCCTGATATTTAAGCTCTGGCACACCTATAAATTCACCAATACCCTTAGTATGATAATGAAGCACTTTCAGAGACACACCTAATTCTTCTGCTGTTTCTCCGTGTCCCAAACCTTTAAGAAAAAAACAATTAAAAATATTCTTTTTGAATTGATCTGGAATTGTTTTTGCTTTTTGTGTTTGCTCCCATGTAAGGGTAATAATTTTGTTAACTTCTGCTTTATCATCTAGTTTTGTAATACTAGAAAGAGGATTAAAATTCATAATATTCTTTTTCACAAGAAAATTGATAAGTGATTTTACTGCCGAAAGTTTACGATTAATTGACTTCGCATTGATACCCTGCTGCAAATTAAATTCTATGTATTTTTCAAATTCTGTAGCAATGGTTTCTGTTATATCTTTGTGAATGTAGACCATGTAATTAAGAATATCAGACTGATAGATCCGCATTGTGGCATCTGTTAACGTTGTCTTAAAATCATCCCAAAACTTTTTATTATTGTCTGTTATACTGTTATACAAATCACCCACCGTATTTTTAATCATTGCCATTTTATTTACCTCCTTATATTATATTAACTTGGTTATATTATAGATGTTTTATTCCATACCGTCAAGATAAATTTGTAAAATTAAACCTGCTATTTTTAAGCAGGTTTAATATCAGATACTTTACCCCTATATAGTCTTACATCAATTCTTGTTTTACCTTTTGTTATAGGATTAATGCCAACAATTTTATTATTACTTATATTGTCAAATATAAACAACATTGCATTGCTTTTATTATCATCAATAAAAAATAATTCTCCTAGTTTAAGAGTTTTATATTCTTCTTGTTTATGATTATTATTTGCTTTTTCAATTATAGAAGCAAACATAGTTACAGGGACATTATAACTTTTATCGTCAATTATTCCAACAAAATTTTTCTGTTTTAATCTTACAAATTCTGCAACATCTCCATTTGTTAATTTTACTTTATCTCCTTGTTTTAATTCACTACATTCTAACCATTTTGCCGATTCAATCTGTGATTTTGTCATATTATTAGAATAATTAATCATTTATAAATCCTCCTTTAACTTAATTATTTACATTTATTAGCCTGTTCTTCTCCACCTGGACAATCATGACCAAATACGGGACAACTTAGACCACTAACACCAAACTCTATAATATAACGATTTAAATCAGGAAAAGCGTCTTTATCTGTAGGTGAACAAGATACCCATCCTTTACCTTCAACAAATTTTACAAAATAACCTAGTCTAATACATTCTTTTGTTTCTTCCTCATGTAATGGCATATTTTCAATTAGATGTTCGTATTTACAAAACTTCATTAAATTACCTCCCTATACTATCTTGAAAGTCAAATTTTATTGCCTGTTATTAACTTTTTAATTAAATATGTGATCTTTCATAACTCTAAATGATGTTTCACTAAATACTGATCCTAAACCAACATAAAAACTTTCATCTGGTTTTTCACCATTGCGACTTCCAAATGCTGATAACGATGCAATTCTTTTATTTCTGTTATCATAAAATGCTATAATAACATATTCTTCGCCATAAATTAATTTATAATTTCTAACACCATGTACTGTTACACGATTTATTTCTATGTTAAAATTATTTGGTTCGTCTTCTATTGGTTCTAAATAAGGTAATTTTTCTGGCTTTTCTTTCAATAATTTATCTACTGAATATTTTTTGTATTCACCAATACCTAAATGATCAGTTTTCATTATATAATACCTCCTTATACTATTATTAATTATTCAAAACAAACCAATTAGACAATATTTTAGATCTTGATTTTTCTTGACTGTCAATTAATGCTTCCTCTCTGCCACAATCAGAACAAATATATACATCAGTATATCTACTTAAGGCATTTTGTACTAATTTTTCACGTAAAACATTTAATCCACATCTAGGACATAAATCTCCACCCTTTTGTCCTTTGTATCCATTTTGACCATTAACAATTCTTTCAACCTTCAATTTGATTTGATTTTCCATTAAAATTACCTCCTTTTAGTACCTTAAAATTTGAATTTTATTCCATATTAAGTGATATTGCTATATTTACAATTGTAGAATCTAATCCTTGTATCATATTAATTAATCCATGCGCTAATTCATTATCATTTTCAAATATTATGAACCTATCTTCTTCTTCATATACCTCAAAACTATCTTCACTTGATTCATCTTTTATAGTTATCCATCTTTCTTGTTCATATTCAGAATATTTTTCTACATTTTCTTTACTGTATTCATATCGTTCAGAATCTTCGTCTTCATTTTTATAAATACATAATATATCTTCTGTTATATCATATATTCTACCTTTTCGAGTATCCCCAGAAGCACATTCCATTGGTTTAAGCATTAATAATCTTTTCATTATAAAACCTCCCTTTATTTTTTCAACATACTTTCAATAGGATATTAGGAATTTAACTATACACTAAAATATGATTTATTTTGTTTTTCTTACTTCAAATTTATAATTAATATGCTTTTCTAATTTTTTCAAATTATCCTTAAGATTTTGGAGAGTTTGGTCATTTAAATCATAAATTGAAGCATAAAATAATTTGTTGACTGGTTTGATTTTATGCATGTCCATTGCTTTGTAAGTTTTCATGTTAGACGATTTACCATATACAATGTAATTAGTCATATAATTAGCCATGTTATTTTCTCCTCCCTTTATTTTCTTTATTCAGTTTTCACATATAGGCAGGTAATTTAGTATTCTGTAAATCCTGGTAATCTCCTGCCTATTGGTCAGAACTGAATTAATTTATAAACGCATAAGGTACAGCATAATTATCTATAACTGCTTCAATGTCATTTCTTAATCCTCTAAGAGAAGGAAATTCATCAGAATTTAATTCATGAGGCTTTATTTCTATTTGAAGCTCTTTGTCAGTTTCTATCAAATAAACTCCCTGTGTATCTTTCCAATCTCCTTTAAGTTCTTTAATGCCATTCTCAATAACTTCATTAAAAATTTTAATATCTTTCTTTGTGTAATTTCCCTCTCCTTTAAACTGTTTTTGACAAACAAATTTCATGTAATTTTCCTCCTTTGTTTTTATTATTATATTATCACAAAAATATATTTTCTGCAATATTATTTTTACTTCTATACTGCATAACCTAGAGATTCAAAGTACATTTTAACAATCTTATTTTTAGAAGTTCCATACCTCCGCACATCACGCATAACCATTTTTTTAAATGGCTTATTTAACTTGACTGTTATTCCTCCTTCATCTACTAACCCCATGCAGCAAACAATAAAATCATTAAAATAAACAACATTTCTATTATTAATAATTTTCTTGCCCATTTTAATACACTCAACAACTAGATCAAAGGGAATTTTTCTTTGCTTAATACGCTTTATAAAATGATCAGAAAGATAAATATTGTCAATAACCATTTATTTTCACTCCTTTATTTTTAAAAGTAATTTTCTGAACTGTCATTCTGTTATCGCTTCACGGACAAATAAACCAATTAATATTATTTTACTCATTACCCTACCTCCCGAAGCGCAGTAAGTTCATTTTTGTAGGTAATGTATTTTTTATATAGTTTTTCGTATTGTTTCATGTTATTCTGGTCTTTTGCTTTTTGGGCTTTATCGTAATATTGCCTTACGGTCTTTACTAAGAAATTCACACGTGATACATATAGATCATTTTCTGTTATATTGTCAATCATTATTTTGCCTCCTGTTATTTTATTTTTACATGCAATAAAGCGGATATTTTATACCTGTCCTTTTTCATCTTTACCAACAAAATAACAAACAACATAAGGAAGTATGATACAACAAAGACTAAAGAATATTCCCCAGGTGTTCATTTAATCTGCCTCCCTTCTCATATATTTCCTTATTCCTTTAATTTCAATTTCAAAACAACAATTACAGATAAATATAATTTGCCTATTATCTGTGTGAATAGAAGTTCTTGTTATTATTTTTGTAGCTGGCTTACCACAAAACGAGCAGAATTTTTTAATATAATCCGATTGCATATAATCTGTTATTGTTATGTTTTTAAACATAGTTGTTTTGGGTAATTGTATTTTAATTATCTCCTTTCTTGTTATTAATTTTATACTACACATAACAATTACCCTACATTTTATATTTATTTTGTTATGTGTAGGTTAAAATTAATAGTTGTAGTTTGTAGTTAATAAATGACCAAACCTCTTATTCATTTCTGATAAATTAAAACGTCTAACAATAATGCGATTTTTTATATCTATTAAAGAATTATAGTCTCGTCTTAAATCTGTCTGATACATATCAGAATATTTTCTACTAGGACAATCAGGAACACCCGCTTTTCTGTTGATTGCAATATTTATTAACCACAATAATCTTTTCTTTGCTTGTTCTTTGGTTAGTTCTCTTCTCTGCCAATCAGAATAAGGATCAATCATTCTTTCACAATTTGATTTTAGAAAGTCTTTAAAGTATTTTAATACTTTTATTGTTGCTGTTATTCTCTTTTTATCCTGATTTAAATATACTCCTGGCATTCAATTAACCTCCCTTAATTTATTATATGTATTTGTTAAAATATTTTCTTGTTCCTTTAGTGTTAATTTACTTTTACCTGAAATAATTTTAAAAGCACGATAAATATTATATGGACAATTACTACTATTGTATTGGTTTAATTTTTGTACTAGTTCCGCTTTTTGTTGTGATAATAACATGTTATTTTACCTCCTTTTTTTTATATTTAATTTGTTATATCTTTTATGATATGCTATGCTGTTATATTGGCATAGCATACGGTAAAGGATATATTATATTTGTTTCTTATAGTCTTCAATATGTACCCAACGAAACATATATTCTTTACCTTCTTCAGCACACTTTAATTTTAAAAGGTTATTATCTACTTCTAAAGGTTCAATATAAAATTTTGCCGTATGTCCGTTGTAACCATCGGGCAGGATAATTGTTTTCATTTGTTTTTTACCTCCTCTTTAAATATTATTTTAGTTGTATTTCCGATAATCCTTTAATCTTTATATTTTTATCTGTTATACTAAATACCCTATAACTTTTTAATTTACCATATTCTTTGTCATAATATAGATTATAACTTCCATCATATATTATTTCCAATTGCATTCTATTTTGCAGATATTTATCTACTTCCCTATTATAATAATTGGGAATTAAACTAAAATATATTCTGTTGTTATTATAAATAATACCATCTTTAGATTGTTTTGACGGTTTAAGTCCATTCTTTAAAATAGATTCTATATTATGAATTTCTGTTAAATGATATATGATTTTTCCAACACTAATATTACATTCTAAATAACTATCATATTGGGCAATTATTTTAATTTTTTTACCTCCTTTATATACCATGAAATTAAGGTTTCATAGACTGTTTTAATCAGACAATCCACCAATTCTATTACTGAAATTTTCTATTAGTTTATTTATTTCTGTTTTTTGATATTTAATTTCTTCTAATATTCCCTTTAGTGTATTTACATCAGATAAATGATTTATCGCTTTAGCATACTCTAGTTCTAGTTTAACCTGTTTGATCTTAACATTAAGATAATTCTCAATTAATTTTAATTCTTTAATTGTTATTTCTTCAATACAATTGTATTCGTATTTTTCATCTAACTTTGTTTTCATATTTCTTTTTATTTCCATCAATCTAATTCCTCCTTAATTTTGGTCACAAAATCAAAGCTTTATGACCTGTGTTAATCTATAATCCAAACACACCCACAAATATTACAACACCCTGAATGATTTGCAAAATAATGAAATAGCGCACCTTTAATAATTTCAATGTCTTCTGTTTGACATTCTGGACACTTCATTGTTGTACCTCCTTTACTCACTTATATTAATTTCTGTTATATCATCACTTGTTAATTCCTTATCCTGATTTTCAAATCTAAATAATTTTTCTCTCAATTCTTTTACTGTCATATTTTGATTGTCAATTTGAAATAATAATTGTCTTAATTCTCTTGGTGTCATACTGTTATACCTCCTCTCTGTTATTATAAATTTAACCTCTAATTGAGTGCAAGGATAATCTTGCACTCTCAAAAGGTTAACTTATCAGATATAATTTCTAGTACCCATATCTGATTCTTCCAATTCTATAGAATCATTCTGCTCTACATATTGTTCAACAGATTGCTGTTTATAGTTTTCTTTTTGTTTCTCCTTTTCCTTTTCTATCATTTGCAAATAAATATCTTGTAGTGGTTTATAACTTCTATGAACCATTCCCCAAATACAGCGCATATCTTTAAGTCTCCACATTTGAGGATCTTTATGGTAATTACTAAATAAAAAATATTGTTTTTCTATACCTTCATTATGTTCTATAATTTGTTTTATATTATCAAACAAACTGCCATCAATACCAGACTTATGAAGAATTATATTAACATTCGTATTAAATATAAGCGAATATTTATTACTAAATCTTCCTGTCTGCCAATTATATGTTCCATCTTCCATAAGTTTAGTAAACACATATATTGATTTGTCCTCATCAAAGAATTTTTTGAGTTCCTTCATAATGTTATCAAATTCATTCCTAGTCATTTTTCTTTCAAATTTATCAAACATAGTTTCTCCTTTTCGTGTTAGTTAAACACGCCACATTTTATAGATTAACGTGGAAACTTATTTGGGGTTTATTTAACCCTTAAATCTATGCAGGGGTTTAAGTTCCTGCATAGTGTTAAAGATTAAATTTCTTCAACAATTGCACCATAATGATTATTAATTATCTCTTTTGCTTCGTTATAATCTTTACATAAATATTTATGATTTGCATGGTTTCCATACCAATAACCCAATTTTTTAAGTCTCATGTTTTCTGCATAATCAGGCCAAATATCACCACTTTCAGCAAGTCTTAATTCTCCAACTGTTTGACCTTCAATTTTGACATAAGCAATTAGTTTTGCAGTTTTCAATTTATATTCCTCCTTTAATCTTAATATTCCTTATAGGTAGACTACTTAATTCTTAATTCCTGGCAGGGTGATTAGATTCCTGCCAAGTGTTAGGGGTTAAAGAGAATTAGCTGCTTCAAACAATGCACTTTTTATTTTGTTTGCTTTTTCAACTTCATTATTAATTAAATCTACAAGCGCAGTTAAATCATTTCTAACTTCTTTTATTAATTCATTTCTCTGGTTTTCAGTCATATGTTCATATGCAACAATTTTCCCTTTAATTATTAATACAGTATTTTTAACACCAATAAGATTTAAACTTTTCACAATGTTACCTCCTTTTGTGGTATCAAATACCTTTTTTATGATACTAATATTAATTCTTCTTTACTAAAAGATGTTTCTTTTAAGAATTCATCATCCAATTTATATGGATGATCTCTGCAAGTATTGTCAAGTAATTTAATTTTATAAATCTTTTCTTTATTTTCTAATATATATGGCACATAATCTTTATTGCTAGTATTATCATAAGCATATAATCCTTCCCATCCTATATTTTCTAATTCGGTAATATTCAATTTTACTTTATCTCCAATTATCATTTTAAACTACCTCCTTATTATCTAGTTTTATTTAATTCTTTTAATGCTTTGTCAGAACAATTAATACAAGCGTATTGATCTTTTCCTTTTGCTGGAATTGCCCAATCTTTATCAGTTAATTTTATTCCGCAATACTTACAATCTGTTTCTTTCTTCATTAATTAAACCTCCTTAAATATGGAATCAAATAAGGTATTCATTGCCTGTTATTAACACTCTTCAAAACAAAATCCATTATAGCATTGATATTCTCCTTCGCAATCTTGCACACTAAATGTTCTATCAATTTCTTCTGTTAAATCATAAAATCTTATCCACCATTGACCATGATCAAACATAGTAAAAATATTTTCTCTTTTAACTTGTGTTTTTGGGAATGCTCTTTTTGCTGCATATAAAACCCTATATTCCATTTTACTTGTGTTTTGTTCTGTTTTTAACATATGTATAACCTCCTATATTTTTATTAAAGGGTATTCCCTTTAGATTGCCGATGTACAGTATAATTTTAGCACATCGGCAAGTTAAAAGGAATTATTTATAAAATCCTTGAATCTGTAAATTACTAAGCCATTTATTAAGGAAGGAATTTAAACTCTTTTTTCTTGCAGGATAATATTTTTTACCGTCTTCTGTATATACGTTTTGAAAACCCAAAAAATCTTGAAATGTCATAGCTTCAGCCATTTTTAGATCAGGAATAATTTTTATTTCCATATCGGGATCGGGAATTAAATCCCCTCCCTGTTTGTAATAATGTGTCATAGATATATAATTTTTTGTATTACATTCTATAACCAAATCCATAAAACCACTAGACTTTAATTTTATGTAATTATTGCTTGCAGTAAATTTTTCAATTCCTCCTGTTAATTTGTCTAACTTGTGATATATCATTTCATAGACATTTCTTCTTGTCTTAGGCATAGTAAGCATAAAAATAATTCTCCTTTCTGTTATAAAAATATTCTTTCTTCTATTATATTACTGTTATTCCTCCCTTGCAATATTATATTTACTTTATTCCCTCTATGAATTGCCACGGGAATATTGTGGCAATTGAACAGGAAATAAATTAATGACAAATTGTTATTTCATGAATATATTTATAAGCATTCCCAAAATCTATATTATAATTATCAATCAAATGTTGTGCTGTCATATGCTCTGACCTAAATCTACCATCGACAAAATAAACAATTTGTACTTTGTTATTAATATTTTTATATGTCCAAAATTCATTTTGATCATGTTCTTTCATGGTTACAAATCCCTCCTTAATTAATTTACATTATTCCATCCTGGTATTTTTGTCCATCCTTTTTCAATTATAAAAATTTTTGCTTGTTCTTCGGTATCAAAAAATAAATACTTATAATTAGTAGTAATTTTAAATTCATTCCAATCTTTAGGGAGGATATAACCCCTACCAGGCCAATATTTTTTAATATACCATTTGTTATTATGTAATGACTTTTCTGCTTTACATTTCATAGCACAAAACCCTCCTTTTATTCCCTATCTGTTATTCTCAATATTACCCATCATTTGAGCATAATGAGGAAGATTATAGGTATTTTCAATTTGTATACGTCCTAATACTTTTTTGCGTCTAATTTCTTTTGTTATTATTTGTTGTCTATTTCTATTAAATTTACGCATAATATTTGACATAATAAACCTCCTTTCTATTATACTTAAATTTTATACTTATTAAGACCAAAAAATCAACTATAAATATATTTTTTAACCTTAATAAAAACATTTTTTAATTAATGCTTTAGATTGCACATAACTTTTTATATTCTGTTATGTGCAAGTTAAAACACTAACTTCTATTTCTAGTACATCCTTTAGCAAAAGTTAAACATGCTTTTGCCCACTCTCTTTCAAATTCTTCACTTAAATCTTCTGCTTTTGATACCTGATGTACTGTTTCGTGTAATAATGTTTGAAATAATTGATCCCAATCATCTAAAATATTTTTATTAAGATAAATTAATTTTTCATCATAAGAACATAATCCATCAACAGGATTCTCATGCTCGTCTGTTAAGTTATTACAAAATCTAAGATTATATATATTACTACAATAATGTTTTTGAATTAATTTTCTTACAGAATTAATGTTGTCTCTTTCTAAAAAGTATAAATCTTTTAATTGTATATATTCTTTTTTAGGTTCTTTATCTGGTGCAATATCTGCACTAGATTTAATATTGAATTCAGCTAATAAAGATAACATACCATTAACAGGAGTTTTTAATGTTTTGAATTTACGGTATCTAGCTCTATTGTCTGATTTATCACCAGTACAATAACAAATTTTATTACCATGTAATTCTTCAAAACAATCTTGCCAAATGTCCTTAATATCTATTGTCAAGAAATAAGGATAAGAATAATAAGTCTCTATTGTGTTATTAGACATATTATTAATTATAGTTTTGATTTTATCTTTATCTCTTAATTTTGAAAATATTTGTTTCCATATCTCATAACAGATATCATAAGGAGAAATTGCATTTCGATCTCTATTTGATAATGATTTACCTGTTAAGTTATAGGAAAATAACATTTTCATACTGGTATTAATTTTTACCCCATTGATATATAAGTTTTGTCCATTCCCATTTTCATCTATAATAGATGATTCGCTAAATTTATGTTTATCTTCTTCTTTTGCTACAAGATAACCAAATGATTCAATAGCTCTATTATATGTTTCTTCGTTACATTCAAGCTCAAATTTAGTACCTGTTATTCTGTCATTGTTATAGATATATAATACTAATTCATTTTTACCAAAATTACCTTCTTCTAACTTTGGAATTATAGTATATCCTGGTATTTCAATAGAACAATATTTGTTTTCTCTACAAGCTATAAGTAAAGATACCTTCATACCTTCGCTATTTTCACCAGGAGCATTTTCAATCTCTTTTTGTTGTCCCACTCCCATTAATAAACAAGAAAGATCAAAACCTTTTCCTTGATCTTCCCATACTGCAAGACGTTTCTCGTTATCATAATATGTATTACCACTAGCATTAAGATTCTGTAAAGCAAAAACATAGTTCTGAGTAAATTCTTTTGCTGCTTCATAAATTGTCCATTTTTGCAAATAACCTTCATTTAATAATGTTTCTTTGCGTAAATATAATTCGTTGTTTTGCATAAATTAACACTTCCTTTCTGTTATTATAATTTAATTGTTAAATAAATACAACCCTCCCTTGTTATAACTAAATCTTAACATAACACACAACATTTAATTTGTGTGCTAGTTTAAAAGTTAGTTTAACTTCCTCATTTTTTGTTATAGTCAATTTCTTCTCTTATTTCTAAAATTCCAATTTCACCCCATCTAATACAATGGTTTATTGTAAAATGTTCATTATGAAATTGTAAACATTTTTGCTTTGTTTCTTCTGATAATTCACTTTCTAATGTTGCTAACATACTAAATAGCCTGTGCATTTCCTCTAAAATTCTTTCATCATTTTTTGTTACTTTCATTTTATATTACCTCCTGTTATGTCAAATATTCTTCTGGTGTGTAAATACCTTTAGAACAATCAATATATTCATTTTTACTAATTTTGACACATTCTTTTAAATATTTTTTACTTAAAGAACTATGCTGTCCTATTGGGCAATATGAAGTTATATTACCTTTTGTATCAGATATTTCATTTATTGCTACAAAAATTGTTGAAGGTGTTTTTTCTTCGTTTTTGTCAACGAAATAACCAATAATATTATTTTTCATTTAATTATATTACCTCCTTTTATTCTGATATACGAAATTCATGATTAGCAAATTTATTTTTAAAATAATCTAAATCAAATGCCCTTAGTGCTATTTTAGGATTTTTTGTTATTATTGGATCTTTTTTTAATTCATTACGACAAAATACATATTCCCAACTATCACCGATTTTTACTTGTAGCCTTTTAATTTTTGCCATTTTAAAACCTCCTATCAAATAATGATTTTATGTTACCTGTCTCTACTCTTTTCTGTTGCTTCTTCTTCCTTTAAAATTCTTTTTTAAGCCAATCGGCAATATTTAATATTTGTTCCTTTGTTAAAATAAATTCTATTTTTGATGATAATCCCTGATATACCAAAACAAAATATTCTTCTTCATCTACAATATATTTATAACCTTGCTCTGGTTTATTCTTCGGATCACCATCTAAAACCAAATATTTTCTTTCCATTCTTAAATTACCTCCTGTTATTAATCTTCTTCTGTTGTTAATCCTTCTTCATCTACAGACAAACTAGAAACAACTGTTTTCTTTTCATAAACTCCACATTTAGGACATTTATATTCCCAATCATAAACTATTTGAATATATTCTTCTCCTTGCTTGTTAATTTCTTTTTTCTTGTACGGTTCTCCTGTTGTTATAAATTTATCCATATTGTCAGAATAACCACAATTACATACTACTTTCATTTATTAACACCTCCTCTGTTATATTATCATAACTCCCTCTAGCATGTCCACAAGCGGAATTGTGGACACAGACAGGGAATTGTTAACTACTATTTCTCGTAAGGTATATAATGCAGTTTTTGCAATCTTTCATAAAATTCCCTTGCTACATAAACGGGCATTTTTAAAATACATGCTTTTATAGTTAGTCTGTTTTCTGGATCAACTTCATTAGTAAACTTTTCAACAATTTCAAAAAACAAATCCTTATCTTGATCTTTTACTAGCAAATCTAAAGATTCTATTTCATCGGCAATTACTTCTAAATTCCACAAATCAATAAATTCTTGTTTATATTCTACCATATATTTATCTTGCCCAATAGATTGATACTTTTTTACTTCCCATTTACCAGTTAAAGCATTAATCTCATTATCCGCTTGCTGTTTATTATCGTACTCATATACCTCTGTTTTACTAATAAGTTTTGACATTCTTATTCTCCTTTCTTATAACACAAAATTTAGTTTTTATGGCCTGTTATTCTGTATAATACTTTAGTTCATTTTTACTTACATATTTATATAACCTTTTTTCTTCATTATCATATTCAATATCACAATCAGATAAATTAATTAACAAACAGTCTAACGCTTCTTTTATTGCTTCGGCTTTATCTGTATTCTTTTCTTTTGTTTTGTAATAATCAATATTACTTTCTTGTACTTTGATATAATCTTCAATTGCTCTATGTATTCTTGCCATGATTAAACCTCCCTTCTGTTATTATATCTTATTTCCTCTATAATGCCTATAGGGTATACCTATAAGCACTAACAAGAAATAAATTAGTTTACAATATAATAAATATACACTAGCGTATCTCTTAAACCCTGTTCAATATTATTGATTTCTTCTTCTGTATATGTTACTATTTCATCTTTTTCGTCTATACCTTCCCATAATTTAGTTTTAGTATTAAAAGTTAAAGGTTGAGAATAATTAACACCTCCCGTTATTGGTTTTCCACAAATACAAATTTCATTAATCATTGTTTTGCCTCCTTGTTAATTATTTTATTAAAATAAAATGCACATTTTAAGACTGCTATTCTGCTATTTCATTAATAAGATATCGACATACTTCTTCGTATGTATAATCATAGTATACTTTAATTGACTTTTTCATTGCAAAATTAACGATGCGTCTAATATCTACTGTTAAATCTCTTATATCGTCAGTTCTAACTTTTTCAAGCTCATATTGAAAATTACTTTTCACAAAAGAATATAATTCTTTCCCTTTGTTAGTCATTTTATCACCTTCTTTCTATTATACTTTTTTATTCCTTCCATAAAACCCTCAAAGGTTTATATTTGAGGGTTCTGGCAAGGAATTAACAACCACAGTATTTTTCTTTTAAATTATTATACTTATCTTCAAATTCTTTAATTGAAGGATTATCCTCCAGCCAGTGAGATTCTTTTCCGCACTCCCAACAAGTAAAATTAGGTTTTAGTGTTCCAATATTCATATATGTTTCAACATCTTCCACTAATTTTATAATATTAACCGTTTTTCTATTCGGTTCTTTATCGAATATAAATGTATGGGTATATAGTCCATCAATATCATATCTTACCCATATTTCCGCACAATACCGTATTTTTGAATCAATCTCGTATTTATAAAGTATAGTTGTAAAATTAAAACCATCTTCTTTCCAAAGTTCTGTTATGATAGTTTGATCTAATACTCCTTTCTTTTTTAGTATTTCTTTTAAACTTAATTCTTCTCCTCCATTACTACCAACAAAATGATAATTTCCCCTTATTACTGCTAAATAGTTTTTTGTTTTATCATCCAATTTATTTATCATTTAATATTACCTCCTGTTATATATTATGGTAATAAATCGCACGTTTGATTATACTATTAAATTAAGATTATATTTTTTATTAAGTTTATTTATCAATATGTTTAATTCATTAGTTTCAAAACCTACAAGTCTTTTTAAATCTTCCTTTGTTTTATAAATATCATTTGTTAAATTGTTCATAAAACTATGTTCAGCATCTTCCTTAAGTTTATATTGATCTTTTAATATGAAATAATCATCTAGTGACAAAACTTCCTTCCAACTATTTATTTGACATTTTCCCATTAATATTACCTCCCGTATTTTATTAAAGGATTTTAATCCTTTAGATTGCACACTATTATTATACTGTTATAGTGTGCAAGTTAAAAGATTAATTGTTATTAATACATGTTATTCTCATCATATTTAAACCAACCAATACAAGCTCCATCACCTTCGGAACAACCAAAATAATATTTGTTTGGAGATATGTTATTAAAATAATTAAAAATATCTTCATTCCATAAGTATTCAGCTTGTTCCATTGTTTCGCTGTTATTGTTATCTAATTCTATTTTACTATAATATTGTTTAATAAATGTAGGATCTTCATCTTTAAATACTTCTTTAATACCTTGAAGAATATCTTTTACTGCTTTTGATTGCATGTTATAAGTAATGATTAAATCATATGCTTTAGGCAGTAAATGTTGAAGGTTTAATGTTCCATCAGATAAGATGTAACCTTCGTTTTGTCTAATGGCCTTCTGTAATTGCTTAATACTCATTGTTATTACTCCTTTCGCCTATACCTGCCGTTATGGTCAGGATTTATAAGGTTAGAAATTATTCCTTCTATACTGCCTATGGTTATGTCATAGGCAGGAACAAGGAATATTTTAACCAATAAATTCAATATGAATGATTCTTTCAGCAAATAATTTAATAGTTTGAATCCTTCTACTACTAGCATATTCATTATGTGTTTTACCATTGTTAAAATAAACTACTAAAAAATTATCTCTCATGTTCTCACCTCCTAAACTATCACAAAAGTAAACTTTTATTCTCCTTCTTTTAAAATATACCTTAGTGTTCTTAATTTAATATCTATTTCATTAATTTGTTGTACTGTTGACATAATATTCTTATGAATATTATAAGTCTCAATTTCTAGGATTTTTTGATAGTTTGATTGATTTATAAATTCCACCAATTCTGCTTTCTGCACATCAAACCATTCAATTAAATTCTTTTTCTTTTCGCTTAATTCCTCATACAAATTTTTAACCTTTTCCATTTAACACACTCCTTTTTATTTTAATCCTTAACATAGCACATTATATACAATGTGCTAGTTTAAAGATTAAATTGTTATTTAAGTTTATGAACTAATACTCTAAAATGCCAACATTGTATATTATAACCTCCTGCACTAATTGTTTCAACTTTTGCTCTTCCTAACTCTCCAATTACTATTCCGTTAATTTCCCCATTATCGCCAATTGATAAACCTTTTGCATCATTTATTAACCCGGTAATTTCTTTTACCCTATTAACAAATAAAGCGCGTTTATTATTCTTATCTAGTTCTATTTCTTTTTCTAATATTTGTTTCCAATTATTTCTATTATCATATAATTTTAAAGTTAATGTATTAAATCTCATTTTCATTCTCATTGCGTGGGTTTTATAGTCAATTCCTAATTCTACTTCTTTTTCTTTTGCTTCTTTACTATTATAATGAAAAATACCTTTTTCTTGTTTCCATTGTTCAAATTGTTTTTGTTTATTACTTCTTTCTTTAATATATTCTAGCAAACTATTATAATTTTGCGTATACCATTCAATTGCTTTAATTTTCCATTGTTCTAAAAATTCTTCAATCACCGGGATTTTTTCAATTTCATTTTTTGCCTTTACTTTTTCTTTCTGTTTATAAAGATTTTCAAGTTGAATTTTTAAATCTTTTAATTTGTTATTTGATGTTTTAATGTCATCCTGAATCCATTTTTTTTCGGATTCATTAGTTAAAATTTCAAGTTTCTTTTGAAATTTTAAAGTAATATTTTTGCGTTTTTCAATGTCCATTTTTTTCTTTTCAATTTTAATATTTAACTCTTCAATAATCATTATATCACCTTCCTTTTAAATTATAGCATATTATGCTATTTTTAAAAACCATACTGTTAGTATGATCTTTAAAGATAGCATAAACTTGTTAGGTTTATGCATAGAATGTTATTATTAATTTAATATACCTTCAATATCAATCATATACTGTAAATAATTGTTTATATTTATATTATATAATTCTTTTAATCTTTTTGCTTCTTTAATTGTTTTATCAATTGCCAAAACATTTTTAGAATCTGTTATTGTTATTATTCCTCCCTGCGTCCATAATTCATAATGTTTTTGTTGTCCTGCCACATTACCACCAATAGGCTTAATTACATTAATTGTTTTACCTTCAAACATAAATAAATCATCTCCTTTTTTGTTATGCTATTTTTAAAAGTTATAATTATTATTATAACCTTTAAAGATAGCATAAAAGCAGGTTTTTATAGTCCCTGTTGTTATGCTAGTATTAGTTATAGTTAACCTAAGTATTCTTTGTAAGATTCTAATATACATTGTTCAAGTTTTTCAAATGAACATATAAGATCATTATCTGGACATGTATTACATATATTTTTATAATTACCGTTTGTTATGGGTTTTTCGTCAACAAATATAATAAAATAATCACCATTACCGAAAAATACTTTTTTATTATCAGTATTAATCAATTATTTCACCTCCTTTGTTATTTCCTCTATTAAGCACACATTTTAATAATGTGTGCAAAACACAAGAAACAAGCTGTTATTCTGTTATTGTTATTCCCCAAACAGTATTTAAAAAACTTTTACAAGCATTCAAAAATATTTTATCATTAAAATGTGTTAGTCCATAGATATTGCCTGATTCATGATAATATAAACAATAAGGATATTCTTTGTTGTTTGTTTCTTCACATTCAATAAGCCACATACTATTATTAATTTCTGCTAAATTTGCAATATTATTTTTGTCTGAATTAATTGCAATGTTGCGTAATACTTTAGGATATTTACTTTTGTAATAATTAATATCTTTCATGTGTTATATATGCTCCTTATTATTTTATTTTCTGTTAATTACTTTCTGTTATGCTAATAATACCACAAATGACAAAAGGTAAAAAGATACAAGCTGACAGAAAGAATATTCCCCAATGATTCAATATGTAACCTCCTTTGTGTTTTATATTTATTACCTCTATTGTGCGCTAAAATCACATAATAATAACGATTTTAGCGCACTAACAGGAAATAAACTAATGTTATTCTGTTATAATTCCTCTTGCATTTAAAAATTCAATCAATTCCTTTTCAGATTCCATTTTATAAATACTGCCGAAGTTTTCAGGAGAATAATAATTTGTGCATCCTATAGCATACCAAACAGGATCAAATTCTTCTTCTGACATACCAACAAAAGACATAATAGAATCTTTTTCAATCCATGAATCTGTTATATCAATTGAAAGATCATATACTTCACTTGTTTCTGGTATGTTTTTAATGACTTCGTATTCGTTTTCGTTTATTTGTTTTACCCATATACCACCATGTTCAAGCGGATTTACATCTCCATAATTCTCATAGTTATTTTGTTTTTCTTTTGTCATAATAAAAACACTCCTTTAATTTTATTAGAAGGTTTATTCCCTCTATTGTAACCATTTACAGGTAAATAGTAAATGGATACTAACAAGGAATATTAAGCAAATATAAACTCAAAACCTGCTGTTTGAAAAAAATATAAACCATTTGATGATTTATAATATTTTATCGGATCTCCTTGTTTTATTGCGTTGTCTTTATATTCTTGCCATAATTCCCCTTCGTCTAAAACTTCTTTTACATTACATAATTTTAAAAATAATTGTTCTGTTATTTGTTTTTTAGTTCTTATCATTTGTTGCCAGTTATTTTCACCTTCTTGCGTTTTTCTAAATCTATCACAAGTATTAATAAATTTAAGTATAATAAACACCTCTTTTATTATTATATCCTCTATAATGTGTTATGTTATATTTATTTCTAACATAACACATAAACAAGATATATTAAGCTGATTCTAATTGCTCAAAGGGTTTGTTGTGGATTTGTTCAGATCCATATTTTGATCTGATATAATCCATTGTCATACTTTTTTTATTATAGGTTTGTTTATATTCGGCAGGTCTCCAATACCATTGGAATTTTTTTGCTGCCCAATAAAAACCTGCATCTTTAAGTAAGTTTTTAACTGGTTTGGTGTTTCCTGATATCCATAACCAGCTACCGCATAATTCAATGATTATGTCTGGGATATGAATAATTTTGTTGATTATTTCCCGGTATCCGTCATTAACGTTATGACCTTGTTTATTATATTGTTTTTGTTCTGTTTCGGTAGCATGAGATATAATATAATTAAACATTGTCTCATATTCGTTATTGATTTCCTTCATGTTCTCTTCGGCATAGGATTCTTTACAGATATCAGGATGATATTGCATAGCTAGTTTTCTATAGACTTTTTTTAATTCGTCTATAGTTTTGACATTTTGAAACCATTTAGCTTTTTGCATAGATTTAACACCTTCCTTTTATATTTGTTTCGTTAACCTTTTAAAACCTCCTGATAGCAGGAGACTTTAAAAAGATAACAGGTGTTACCTGTTATTTAATATCATTTATGTTTTTACCAATGTTATTAATAGCATTACATGTTTTTGCTAGTTTGATAGGAGATCTAACAGATATAATTATTCCAGTATTCTTATCAACTATATATGTAATACCATTTACTTCTTTTTTTACTTTAGAAAATATGTCAATGTTCATGTTTTCACCTCCTATCTTAAAACCTGTATTTTATTGCTATTATTTTAATTCTTCAATTTCTTTTAATAATATATTTATTGGTTCTGATTCTTTCATAAATTCTTTATGTGTAGTTATTAAATCATTTTCAATCTTATATTCTAATGATTTAACCATTTCATTTAATTGGTTCTGTTTTTGTTGTAATGATGTCATTAATTTTTCACCTCCTTGTTATAGTTTAACTACACACTTTTTAACGCATTCGCTGCCGAAATGGTAATTACTTATTGGATTATTTGGATCACCTTCACAAAATGAATATGGATTTTTTATTTCTCTTCCACAATGATCGCAATTAAACCAAATACCTTCTATTCTACCAGTATAAATCAATTCAATATTATACTGTTTATAAAGGTATTTTTTGTTTTCGATATACTTCATTTGTTGTTAATCTCCTTTCCCTGTTATTATACTATATTCCTTGTAAAACCTTCAATAACGAAGATTTTAAAAGAAATACAGGTTTTGACCTGTATTAACGTAAAACATATTCTAGATATGTTTTTTCAAGATGTAAACAATAAGTATTCTCTTTTTGTTCTTCTCTTCTTGTTATTTCATCTTTACACTCTTTCAGCCATTTTATTAATTGTTCTTTGTTACCTTCTTGTACTAATAAGTTAATAGTCTCAAAAACTTCTTTTTGAATACCTTTTTTAATTTTGTCAAGTGATAGCATTTTTTACATCTCCTTTTTATTTTGTGTTAAATAAAATACTTTTTATAGTGATTTTTACAAGCATAGTCAGTCCAATTAATCTTTTTGTCTAATATTGAATATACTGCTTTGCAATCACACCAACAACAAAGTTTTTTAGTTGTTAGTTTTTTAACTTGGTAGTTTTTCATTGTTTGACCTCCTTAATACTGTATTTATTCGATTATAATATAATTACTATATCTTTTAGTCCATATATCCTGCCATTTATGTTCTATTACTAGACTTTTACCGTATCTTGCAGCGCGTAAATATAAACCTTTAACGGTCTTTTTGTTATATCCTGCATTTATACGTTCTGTTATTGACATTTGTTCAATCTTACGAATTTCTTTAACAGTTTTATAAAAACCTGTCCATGCTTTATTTCTTTTCATTGTTTAACCTCCTTTAGTATTAGCATTTATTACTATTGATTTCCTATGACATAGCACGTTATTAGTGCTATGTTTCGGCAAGTTATCAGCTTGCACTCGTCAGATAGGATATTTTATACTATTTCTCTTTCTTCTATCCAACAACCACCAAAAAATCTATAATATATATTCACTAACTTATAATGACCATTTCTTTTTACTCTGTATTCTCTTAAAGGTAAAAAAGCATTTTTCTGTGCTGGATTAATCGTATTACTATTTAACTCTACATATTCATCATAACCTTTATTAAGTAACCAATTTATAGCATTATAAAAATTTGTGAGTATATGATTGTTAAGCTCTTCAGTATTCATTCCAAAAACATTTTCTTCTTTACCTTCTGTAAAATAATTCATTGTTTTTGTTTGCGGATCATAATAATTAACTTTTTTCATTGCTATACACTTCCTTTTATTAATATTTTAACCTATGACAAGCAGTTCTTTACTGCTTGTTTCGTCCTTCTGGACTCATCAGATAGGCAATAAAAACAGGATTTTGTTATAGTTTATTCATCAAAATCAATAATAATATTACTATAATTACTATCGTACCATTTGTTAAAAAATTCTTCGGATAACTTAACTTTAATATTATCACCATCGTGTTGATATGTTAATGTTTTTTGATTTGTTATATCTTTTACAATTGGTGTTAAATTTAATGCTTTTGCCGCTCTTAGTCTATGACAACCTTCGACTGCAAACCATATACCATTAATATTGTCATAAAAACATCTAATAACAGGAGTTCCGCGTTTTAACATTATCTTTTTAACATGTTCTAAATGTTCTTTGTTATAATGATTATGATATAAAACTATGCTTATTGACATTTTAAACCTCCTTTTTGTTTTTAGCAGGATATTTTTTAATACCCTCTATAAAGTCCTGCATATAGCAGGACATTCCACAAGGTATCATATTTGTTCTATCTATTCGTATTTTATATCTTGGTATGTATCCCAAACAAGATCAAATAATTCGTTGTATTCGTCAGTAGTTATTTTATCGTTGTAGTTATAAATTAAAGCGGCTATTTGGTTTATTAGTTCAGATTGATCCATTATATCACTTCTTTCTTATACTGTTTTAAATGATTGTTTGCGTCTAAAATTGTGTAAAACATTGATTTATTCCCTTGCGGTAATTGTTCTTTTTGATTTGTTATGATTTCGCAAAATTTATTAAATTCCTCTTTTTGATCTTTTTTGCCCATATAACTTATACTATTTGCCGCATAACCTATAAGTTTTTTATAAAAACTTGCATCCTGTACAGTATACTGACTATTTTTAGCTTTTTGATATATTTCCTCAAAAACAGTAAGATCAAATGGTGTTAATGGATGACCATTAAAAAATTCAATTCCATATTCTTTTTTTAATACTTTCTTAGCACATTCAAGACCGTAGACTTTTTTAATTCCGTTTACTTCTATTATTATGTTTTGAGTAATTTCTCTATTACATTTGGTACAATGCCATGTTTGTACTAATATTGTGCTATTCTGGTGATGTTCATAGCCTGATTGATAATAAAATTTAATATCCAGTTATAATTCCTCCTCTCTTTATTAATACCCTCTAACAAGTGCTAATATTTTATTATTAGCACTTTTCACAAGGTACGATAAAATTTATGTTTTATTGCTTAGTGTTATATAAGTTTATCAAATGTTTTAAATATGTCATAGTCTCCAGGATACCAGTTATCACTCAAATTATATTTTGCTATTAAATTATTGAATTGATCAATAGTTAATTGTTTGTAATTTACTTTTTTATTATTGTTATAAAACCAGTAATTAGGATTTTTTTGTTCACCTTCAAATAAATAATATTGACCCGTTTTATTCGATACCCAAATAGTATAATTCATTTAATTTTCACCTTCTGTAATATAGTTTAATTCCCTTCCTGTTAATGTTCTCCAATGTCCGCCCCAAATAGGTATATTATTATTCTTTTTTGTTTCGTTATTCGTTGCCTTACATGATTTAAAATTTTTACCTATTTTTTTAATGTTATTACTATTAGGGTAAAAATCTACGGAATAATATAATTTTTCATCATGCATTAATTTTCACCTCCTTATAATAGGATATTGTATATCCTTTTTATACTCTCTAGCGTATCCTGCTTGTTATGCAGGATACGATACGAAGTATAATTAAAGTGTTAATATTTTGCCGTTGGGTGATTAATTGCTTCTTTGATACTATATAGATTGATTTGTGCTAATTCATCAGGATTGACACTATGTAATTCACCATTACGCATAACGTTTAAAGTTATTTCTAACTTTTTTACTTTATTATTGATGCACAAACAAATTGCCACAGGATATTCACCGGATTCATCAACTAAGGGAATTTCTCTAATTGTCCAGTTTTCAAAGGAAATATTTTCTTTTTTAAAATAATGTTCTGCAATTTCTAAGGCCGCATCTTCTGCCTGTAAACCATGACAATTTACTGCGTAATTTGTGCGATTGATAATGTCATCAACGTATTGTTTTAATGTCATTGTTAAAACCTCCTTTTTATTAGGATATTGTATATCCTTTTCAATGTCCACAGATTTGTTAAGGTTTAATATGCAGCTCTTATGATAGGTAGTAATATTTTTTTAATTTTAGGATCTTCGCAATAAATTTCTAAAATTAAATTATCTTTTTTTACTTCTCTTATTTCAGCATAACCTAAATCTTTTCCATGTAATTTTAACTCAGTATTAAAATTTTTGACCTGAATTAAAATATTATTGTATTCAAGTTTAGATTCACAATTAATTTTTATGTAGTGTTTTGAACTTTCTATTTGCATAATTAAGACCTCCTTATAATCGTTTTAAATGCGCTTAAAATCGGTTCTGACGGTAGTAAATAGACTATAGATATTTTACCATGTGGACATTAAAAAGGACATACGTAAAAGTATGTCAATAGTATTAGATATAAGCTGCATATAGTTGTTATGTATCCTGGTGTTTTCTGCATACACATTACTTTTATTTTAACTTTGTGGTTACTATCTCCCTGTTACTAGATACCAATTAGGTAAATTACAGTTCTTTAAGTTGTATTACTGTTATCCTTCCTGGTTTAACTTTCGTTAAAGTGGACATTTTTATTAATTACTTTTTATATTAACTTTTAAACCTTGGTATACTCTTTACTTTAGCTTACATCAGTAATATTAATTTTCTTCGCATACTTCGCTAATTTAAAAGTTAAATTGCTAGATATATTAGTGTGTTTTGGCAGTAATACCCGCTTTTGTGATACCCTAGCCACAAAGTTAAAGTGCTAATAATGTGCAATTGTCAAAGATCTAAATACCATATTTCTAACCGTCAAAATATGGACTTTTTTTGTATACCCTTAGATTATCGTGATATCCGGGAGACTATGGTTAGATAATCTGTCTAGCATCGCTAACACGTTTTCAGGGTATTGTTGCGCTGTACCTCTGCCTAGCAGGTTTGGGTATGTGGTTTGCTTGCGTCCTCCTTCCTTGCCTTGCTATGTAAATCTACTATTAATATATGCAATATTCTTGCCATAATACATTTTATATTATGTTTATTTTTTAGCAGGCAAAAAGGTTAATTCTACTGGGTTTTTTAATGAATTGTATTTGTGTATACAATATAAATATAAAATACAAAGGGTAAAATAATAGAGATAATTTTAATAATTAGAATTAATTTATAGGTAAAAGGCTGGAAGGCTTGGTATGACTAGGTTTGTAAGGTTTCTAATTATTAAAAAATTATTCTAAGAATTAAAAATAAAATAAATAGGTAATAATTAAGAGTAATTACCAGGATTAAAAGAGGAGTAAATTAAATGTGACATGTTTAAATGGGTATTAGACAGGAGATCGGATCATGTCTGGTGTGTTAGTGCTAAGAGATATGATCGTGTCTTGCAATTGATTTTAGGCTGGCTAGGAGGGATTTGGGGATTTGTGGGAGGATTTGAGAAGGGGAAAAGGACAAAAAAAGAAACCCTTTCGGGTTCTTAGTATTTCCTTAGTTTGTTTGTTTTTCGTGTGTAACACATACTGCAAATACTGATACCCCATTGCGGCAGGATAAAAAGCTCTTCTTTGGGATATTCCTTTTTGCAGTGATTGCATTTGCATGGTTCAAGCTTAGTATCCGTTTTAGACATTACCAATCATCTCCTTTTAATATGTTAATTATATTATATTCCTATTGCGGTAAATTGCAATAGTTTTTAAAAAAATAATTACATAAAACTTTAGATTATTATATTTATATCATTATGTCAAACTAAATATATTTATATTAGTAATAAAGGATTATATTATAGTAGTGATAAAGAAATATTATGATATGCAATTAATGTGCCAGTAAAAAAATAGAAGTGAATATAAAATATATGTGATATATTTAAAATCAATTTTAAGCGGCTTAATTTGCGTTTTAAGACACGTAAATAAAATAGATATAATCATATTAGGCAAAGTTTTTTGTGTAGAGTTCTGGAAACGTTGGTATTACTAGGTTTTCTAAATATTAAAAGTTTAGACATGATTCGACAGGATATTACAAGAAATAAATGGGAATTATAGATATTAGAAATAGATAGTTAGTTAGTAGGAATAGAATAGATAGTAAATTGATAATGTATTAGAAGATATAATGTATATTAAATTGGTATGATATAAATGATATTGGATTGATAGTATATTGGATAGGTAGGATTATAATGTATAGTTGACTGATAGGTATTATATAATAGTATAGATATATGGTATTAATGTTTAGCATATTGATAGATGATATAGGGAATTGTTTGGAAATAGATGGGAGATAATTGTATTAGTGAATTAGTACAATTAATTACCAGAAAAAGTATATTAGTAATTGCTAATATAGTAATATACTAATATTAGAATTGTTTAATTTGCGTTGTCATGTTATAGCGACCTGGAATTGATGACTACATAGACATTTCCAGTCACCAATTCATATATTCTTATCCACAGCTTGTGGATAACTTTCTTACATATTACCAAATTGCTAATACTTATCCACAGGCATTAAAATTAACATTTTATGTCATTTTCTATCACATCATGCCAAACATACATTCTAATTTTATACACATTCTAAATTGTCAGTCAATTATGTCACATAAACCTTTATTATATGCCACTTGCAGGGCTTACCTGGCAGCTAGTTTCTGACCATACCGGGCGTGGTTTACATCCAAATTCTGGAATTATACGAACATATGTTCTAGAGTTGATCAGCTTTCACACCCATACTTCTCGACTACGACCTCGAAGTTTTCTCATATAAATATACCCCCTACATCTTACTATAAAACGTCGAATATAAATAGCTTAAAATCTAAATATTCATTCTAAATTAACTTTATAAAACAAAAAGAGTAGATAATGTTTATTATCTACTCTTAAATATATTTTTTAATTAATATATAATTTCTATTTTTTTACATAATTCTTCACAATTATTATTTAAATCTTTTGGATATAAATATATAAAATTATATCCGTTAAATTCTTTATATTTTTCAATTTTATAATTTGTTCTTTGTCTATATTCACTTACTCTTTTATTATTTATATTATCTACATATAGTCCATAATATTCAATCAACCAAACACCATTTTTAGTAAAAACAAAATAATCAGGAATATTCCCTTGTAAATTTATAGTATATTTAGTTCTGCTTTTATTATACAAAACATTTTTAAATTTATTTTTTAATATTTCATATATTACTCTTTCTTCCTCTGAATCAAATTCGTTTCTTATAATGCTTATATCAAAATCTTCTCTTATAAATCTATCAGGATAAGTTTCATTAACCCATTCAAAAATACTGCTTTTATAATATTTGTTTAACATATTATATAAACTACCATAATTTCTATTTAAAAAAGTTTTAGTTATATATAGTGGAATTTTTTCTATTTGTAATTTTAACTCTTTTTCTACTAAATATATTAAATCATGTTTTCTATTATTAATATCATTATAATAATTTACAGAACTAATTTTAAATTTATAACCAGGATATTCATAATTATAATATTGAACTATAAAACTAAGTATATCTCTTTGTGTAACTTTAGTTATTCTTGCATTATCACATATTTTATTATAATCATAATTAAATATATCCTTTATACTAATATTATATTCATTTATATAATTAGTTAAAATTTTATTAGCCAGCTCATATGTAAGTTTAATTTCATCAAACCTAAAACTTTTATATTTCCAAGGATATAAATAAAAATTATCACCAAATAAATACTTATATACCTCAGATATCTTAATTATTTTTTTTATATTTTTTAATTTAAAATTTTCACTTAGTATTTTAATTGAAATATTATCGTTATTAATTATTTTACCATCATATAAATATTTTATTATTTCAAGATAATCATTTTTATTATATATTTCATGTAGTATATCATTTCTTTTACTATCAATATAAAATTTATAAATACTTATTACATCGTGTTCTTTGTAAATCTTATATCCATTTTCTCCATATTTATTATATAATTCCTTAGACAAATTATTATCATTATTTATATTATACCTATGGTAACAATTTTTACATGTTTTTTCATACATACCATTAGATAACATATGGAAAAAATTTTTATGTTGAGGATAATATAAGCCACATTTAAAACATAATTGATATTTTAATTTTCTTTTACCTTCATATGTATTAATAAATTTTATTATTATATCTTTTACATATTCATCATGTAAATTTAATTCTTTTTCTGATAATAAACTTATAACTCTTTCTTTCTCGCTTACTAACGGCAATTTAAAATACTCAAGTAATCCGTTTAATGCTTTTCTTTTTTTATTATCCAATCTTGATGGTTCTGAATTAGATAATACTAATTTTAATCCTTCTTCAGAAATACAATTGGTTTCTTGGATATTCTTTTCTCCATATTTTATTTCAAATTTCTTTATATAATTTTCATATTTCTTTTTATTATTTTTATTTATTAATCCTTGATCATTTCTTAATAATACTTTATTAGTTAAATAACTAATTGTATAATATTTAACCCCTTCCTTCAAAATAGTTGGCACTTCTACTTCTCCAATTTTAATCCATTCAACCAGTAAACATCACTCTCCTTATTTTTATTTTATCACTATATTATATCATAATTTAACTATATTTGTCAAGTATATATTATTTTAATTTCATCCTATCTTTACCACTCAACCAAACTCAATTTTCTCTCATATTACAATAATTTATCATTTCCGTTCCTACTCTCCCAACCTATTCATTTTTAAAACATCAAAATCCTTTCGATATTTGTTTCCCTAGTATAAATCATCCTAATCCTATTTTTTCATGTCTTAAAACCCTTCCTACAGCGTCATCTAAAAACAAAAAAGAACCATTTCTGGTTCTCTTAATTTTAATTAATTTTTTATCTATTTTTTACCAATCAATATAATCAACAGTCTTCTCATTAAATCTTTCATACTCTTTAAAATATTTTTGTGTGGTTGCCATAGAATCGTGTCCGGCTAATTCCTGTACCACATTTATACTAGCACCATTCTTAATCAAATTAGTTATAAACGTTCTTCTTAAATCATGAGGTGTCAATTTATCGTCCCATTTTTTAATTATCCTATTTACTTGCCTAACCCCTATTTCAAATAATCTTTCTTCGGCATCATAAAAATCTATATACTCTTCAATTTTCTTTAATAATTTTTCTTTAATTGGTATAAATCTTATTTTTCTACCCTTACCCTCAACTCTCAACCAATAACAATTATTTTTCTTTATTATATCTTCATACTTTATTTTTATAACTTCACTAACTCTAACTCCAGTTTTGATCATAATTCCTATTAATAATCTCTCATATATATTATCTATTCTATCCAATAAATCCCCAATCTCATCCTTACTTAAAGCAATTCCTACTTCTTCACCCTTTTTGCTATTAACCTTAATTAATTTTTTTATTCTTCTATCAATCCAAACATTCTCACTAATTATTTTCTCATCTATACAATACTCAAACAAACTACTTAAACTTGCCTTCCTAGTCTCAACAGTATTATCACTTTTACCATCATTAAACATTCCCTTAATATATCCCTGTACATCCTTAACCTTTACACTTTTAATCTTCCAATCATTTACATCCTCAACTCTACAACCAAAAAATCCCTCAACACTACATTTATATGTTTCTATAGTTTTCTCACTACTAAATTGATCCAACCAATCCATAACAACATTACTTTTCTGCTTTAATTGTACTAATTCACCCATATCAATAACCTCCTTCAAATTACCTTTATTATATTATATTCTTAATCAACAGTCAAGTAAATTATGCTATTTAACTACTATTTATGTATTATATTATATTTCTTATTGACAATATAAAAATAATATGTTATAATATTACATAAAATACTTTTAGGAGGTAAAGATGAAAAAATATTTACTTGATCTTCCAAACGAAATTCATAAAGCACTTAAACAGCTTGCAACAGAAAAAGATTTAACTATTAAATCACTTCTTATTAAATCTGTAGAAAATTCTTACGGAGGTGATTTTACTAAGTATCTAACTAAATAATAATACAAATATAATATAATGTAAAGGAGAAAAATATGTTAATTAACATTGATCAAATAAAAATTTCAGATCGTATAAGAAAAGATTTTGGTAATATTCAAGAACTGGCAGACGATATTAAAAACAATGGTCTTATCAATCCCCCTGTACTTACCCCTGACTATATCCTTATAGCAGGAGAAAGACGTACAAAAGCCTGTAAATTACTTGGATATAATCAAATTGAAGTTAGAATTATGACTGTTAGAGATTATGAACATCAATTAAGATTAGAAATATCAGAAAATGAAAATCGTAAAGAATTTAGCTTTAGTGAACGCGTAGAATGGGCAAAGCGTCTGGAACAAGTTGAAAAAATTAAAGCTAAAGAAAATATGAGTAAAGGAGGAAAAGGTTTACAAAATATTGTCAACCTTGATTCAAATGAAATTACAGCTAAAGAATCTGGTTTTGGCAATAAGGAAACATACCGTCAAGCAAAATTTATTCTTGAAAACGCTGATCCTGAAATCATCAAACAATTAGATGAAAAACAAATTAGTATTCATTCTGCTTATCAAAAACTTAAATCTGATTTAGATCAAAAAGACAAAGCACTCATTCAAGCAACAGAAAAAATTAAACAACTTAATACTGTTCAAAATAAATTAGGTCAAATTGAACAAGAACTAAATAATAAAGATACAAAAATAAAACGTTTAGAGGAAGATAAATCTATTCTTGAACGTAAAGTAAAATTAAATGAAAAAGAAGCAGAAGAATATAAACAATTGAAAATATCAGTTAGTAATCTCAAAGAAGAAAAGTCAGATCTTCATAGACAAATAGAATCTATAACTTCTATTTCAGGTCTTGTAGCAGATATAGAACATACATTACAAAACAAACTTGCTCCAATTAAATATTCTAGAGCAATTGAAGAACAAAAAACTGATAAAATTGTAATCAAAAACCTTAAAGAAATTATTAATCGTGTACAATCTTGGTGTGATGAAATGTATAAATTAATTCCAGAAGAAAATTATATTAATGTGGAGGTAATATATAATGAATAATAGTTTAATTTCTATTGATGAAAATATTACAGATGTTGAATTAGATGTTTATATAGAAAAAGCAATATTTACTAAAATAAAAAGAGTAGAAAACAAATTAGCACAAATAGAAGATAGGCAAAAATATCTTGAAGAAAAAACTTCAACTAGATTAGATGAAACGGATTTAGAATTAAATAGAATAAAAGAAGATACAGAAAAGAAATTAGAAGTAGCAGTAAATAGTTTAAGACAAGAAATATTTGATGGATATTTAAATCAGGGTGATTTTGGAAGACAATTTATTGTTTCAATTAGTTCAATAAGAATTGGAAAACTTTTTAGAATTGTAGGACTAGCACAAATAAGCAAAGGACAAACAACTGCTTATAGACAATATGTTCCTAAATATGCAAAAGTAATAACAGAAAGAAATGGTGATATATCTTATAGTAAAACAACATGGCATTATACTAATTGTATGGAGTTTATAGATTTATGGTTAAAAGAAAATAATTTATTTGAAAAATTTTATTCTATATCTACAGAAAAAGAAATGGAAAAATTTATAGATAAACAATTTGATTTTAATTGTAAAAATGCTAATTATTTTAATTAAATATTAATATAAAATAAGAGGGAAATTAGAATAATAATATATACTGGATTCACATAAATATTAATATTTTAAAAAATTATATAAAAATATATTGGACGAAGGGTGATTTTCCCTGAGTCCCCTTGCACGGGTGATTTTCCCGTGTAAGAAAATGTTTTAAAAGTAAATATAAAATATATACAACTTAATACTAACTTCATATCTTAACACTAAATAAATATGTAAAAAATCATTATACATTATTTTGATCTTTGTTTTACCTTTCCTTTAACGGGTACACCCTCTTAGCCCTTGGTATCACTGGATCAATTTTTCATTCTAGGAAATTTTTTTCCTAAACCAAAAATAACTTACTATTAAGAAGGAGATGTTGCTAATAATTAAAATAGTTGATGACATAATGGGAAAAGGCAAAAGTTCATGGGCAATACAGAAAATAAAAGAAGATGATGATGGTAAATATATATACATAACTCCATTTTTATCAGAAATACAGAGAGTAAAAGAATCTTGTAGTAATAGAAAATTTGTTGAACCTTTAAATAAAGGTTATGGTAAATTAGATAATTTGCACAATCTATTATATAAAGAAAGTCATATTGCATCTACACATGCTTTATTTAAAATGGCAACAAAAGAAACTAGAGAATTGATTCGTTTAGGTAATTATACTTTAATATTAGATGAAGTAATGGATGTTGTTGAAGAAATAAAATTAAAGAAAAATGATTTAAAATCATTACTTGATTTAGAATTAATAAAAATAGAAAATCATAGAGTAATTTGGAATGAAAATAAATTAGATCATGAAAGCAGATATGATGACATTAAACAAATGGCATTAAATAATAGTCTATTTGAAGTAAATAATAAATTATTAATGTGGACTTTTCCAGTAGACATATTTAATAATTTTAAAGAAATTTATATTTTAACTTACTTATTTAAAGGTCAACTGCAATGTTATTATTATGATTTATATAATGTTAAATATGAATTTTATAATGTTATTAAAGATAATGATAAATATGATATCATAAAATCAAACAATAATCAACATGAAAATGAATATAAAAAATTATTTAAGAATAATATTAAAATTATAGATGATAGAATTAATGATATTGGTGATTATGAATATGCATTATCTGTAAGTTGGTATAGAAATAGTGAAAATAAAATATTTATAGATAAATTAAAAAATAATTTATATAATTATTTTACTAATAAAATTAAAGCACCTGCTAAAGAAATCATGTGGACTACATATAAAGATTATATCAATAAATTATCTGGTAAAGGTTATAAAAAAGGATTTTTAGTCCTTAATGCTAGAGCAACAAATGATTATATTAATCGTAAATATCTTGCTTATTGTTGTAATGTATTTTTAAATCCTTATGAAGAACAATTTTTTAATCAAAATAATGTAAAAGTAAATCAAGATTTACATTCTTTGTCAGAGATGCTTCAATGGATTTGGAGATCTGCCATTAGAAAAAATGAAAAAATTTATATTTATATTCCTTCAAAACGTATGAGAGAATTATTAATTAAATGGTTAGATAATAAAATATAAATCAAAACCCCTCCCACTTAAGAGGGGTTTATTTTCACCTATAAATCTTAGGTTTCCTACTTGCTGTCTTACCTATTTTTACTCCCTTCTTTTCTTCCTCTTTAATCTCTCTCATTTTTATCAACCAATTTTCATCTAACACCCTTCTATCTCTTGTCTTATTTATATGTTCTACTACTTCTCTAAATGGTCTGCCAAATTCTTTACTACATTCTAATTTTCTATAACTTCTATCTTTTATAAATTTAGGTGGTTTTAACATGTCTCCGATGAAACTTGGAACATCATCACTATCAGGTAAATATATTTTATTAATTGCTACATGTCGTTTAGGTAAATCTTCATATAATTCATTAATATCAAATTCTTTAAATTCACTTTCTAACTCTTTAAATTGTTTAAATGTCTTTGTCTTATATGCTGTATACTGACATCCTCCATCAGTTAAAGCATTTTTAAATTCTCCAAACTGACTTAAACTGTGTGCAAGCCAAACTAACTTCATTCTATATTTTCCACTTTCTACTCCTGCTTCATTATATAAATGCCCTGAACCTTTGATATATTGATGTGGTTCGTCCGCAATCATTACAAAAGGTTTACGTTTGTCTCTTGGTGTGTCTATCCTACTTAATGCACAAGTCCATATTTTACTAATCATAAAACTAGCAATTATATTCACCACATTACTTGTTAATTCTGCTTTTGGTATTCTTATTAATACACAATAACCATATCCACCTTCAAGATTATCCATATATTTTCTAAAATCTAATATTGGTTTATTCCTTTCTAATTTTGGTGGTTGTAAAAATAAGTTTGCTAGAAATTTATTTCCTACAAGTAAATTCAATCTTGTTAAAATTGGTTCTATTGTAGTCATATCAGTTTTACTAATACTTTTACTTTGTAATATATTTAATACTTCATATATTTCAGGTTGTTTTAAAATATAATCCTTTCTTAATAATTCTTCTCTATAACTACAACTTGTTAATGCTAACATCATATCTAATAATCCCATTTTAGGATTAACTAATACTGATTTACCTGCATTTAAATAATACATCATTTTTTCACTAAAATTTTCTGTTGCTAGATTATTTATGAAAGTAATTATGTGTGATGTTAATTTTTCGGCAACTTTAGCACATTCAACTTCATCTTTACTATTTACACTTCTACTTAAACTATCATTCCAACTAAGAGATATTGGATAATATAAATTGCCCAAATCTACTTCTATAATTTTTTCATCTGGATAATCTTTTGGTAATGAATCCCTTAAAGCGTCTAAACTTATACCATCATTAGTTTCTAATACAAATGCACTAAATCCTTTCTCTATAAATCCATATGCCATATTATTACCAAAGCCTTCTGATTTTCCTGTACGCATCATTCCAAATGCCAACCACAACATACATAAAATATCATGATCATTTATTGGTATCTTTGCAATTCTAGTAATACCTTTTTCCGTAACTTTACAAAATGGTATTCCATTATTATTAAATAATTCTTCTGGTAATTTACTCTCTATTCTATTTACATTTTGTATTTTATCAAAATCTTTTTGTAATTCTGCTGTTGCAATTTGACTTAATTTAGACCATTCATAAATTGAGCACTTATTACTTTTACTAATTATTGGAACGGTATTATTTACTATTATATTGATATTTTTTTCGCTTGATTCTATTACTGTATTTTCTAATTCATTTTCTATTGTAGATAGTTCTTTATAACAACCAGCAATTGAATTATTTATAATTTTTGCTCTATCTATATTCTCACTTTGTACAATAATTTTAATCCAAGTTTTTAGAACTTCAGAGTTAATTTTTTGTATGGTAGAATTATTTAATCCTTGTTGTAACAATAATTTAACTTCGCTATCAAAGAAATTATTTTTTTTCTTATTACCACTTATATCACTAATAATTTCATGTAATGTAGAAAATCCATATTCTAATAATGTTCCTATTAAATAGAATGAATCTTTATTAATATTTAATATTTTACGTGGCATAATCCCTTTTTTAAATTTATTATATGCTTCTTTTGCTTCATAGTCCCAATAATGTCTCTTATATGGTTCCCCTAAAATATCAATAATCGTAAATTCATTTTCTTTCATTTCATTTGTAGTATTAAAAATACTTCTTAAAGGATAAGTAATATCTTTATCTGTACGTAAAGAAAATATATCATGTCTTTTGTAAAACAATTCACTAATTACTACCTTTTTCCAATCTAACTTAAATGGATATTCTTCTAATTGCATAATAGTTAATTTATCCCAACTAGATTCGATTTTTGATTTAAAATAGTCTTTTAAATTATCTGGACAGGTGATAAAAAAAGATATATTATTTTGTGCCAAATACATCTTAAAATCTATATATTCTATGGTTTTTATCTGTTTTTTCCTTATATCTACTCTATTTATTAATTTTTTTGCAAACTCACTAAAACCACTAACTAATTTTTCATTGTAATAGTTTTTTAAATTTTTATGTGGTATTAATTGATAGATTATCATTTTAACCCACCAAACATTTTAATAATATTTTTACTACAATATAAACAGCAAATATTGTATAGCACCATTTGCCTGAATTTGGTACTGACATCATGTTTAACATCCAAGTGGTCATTACTCCAATTAAACCTATGCCGTCTATTGAATTATTTATGCTTCCTAATAACCAACTCCAAGTATTTACGGCAGTTTGATGTACTCCACTTTCTATTGAGTTTTTTATTATATCAACTATTCCAGGTTCTTGTAGTTCTTTTGGTAAATATATAAAGTTAATAATCCTATCTTTTAATATATTAAAATCCATATAGTCTCCTCCTAACTTAAAGCGTTTCTAATTGCTTTAAATATTACTGGTAATACATAAATTCCTATATAACCTGTAACTGCTCTTTTAACTTTTGATCCTCCTGCTGGATTATCCATTGTATATTCAATTGTTCCCCAAAGGGCATAACCGAGTCCAACATAGTAAGAGAATTGTTGAAGTAATTGAATAATAGATTCTAATCCTGAAAAATCTCCGGTTGTTAATGCTCCAGCAGATAAGATTAGTCTAATATAGTTTATTTCAGGTTTTACGATTTTCTTTATAGTTTCCCTTTTGACATTTTCTATTATTTCTATACTATTCCAATTATCAATATTAATATCATTTATCTTTATTATCAATTAAGTCACCTCCTGAATAATTATTTGCTTATTGGTTAAACTGTTTTCAAGGAGGTTGATAAAATGTTCTTAATTCCTGGTATGGTTAAAATAATTTTTGGTGTTAGTTTAGCAGTTTATTCAATGTGGCAAATTGCTGGATAGATTGGTAATACTCTCCTTCTCCCCTCCTGCCAGTAGGTTTCTTTCAAGGATTTCCTTGAAGAAATTTATATGCAGGAGTTTTTTATTTATGACAAATATTTTGTCAGACATTATCCAATTAAATGTTTAATTAGTGAAAATAAAGGGATTAGTAAATAATTACAAGTGATAACTCCAAGAAGATAAATTAATATATATTTTTTTAATAATTGTTTTCTAAGATGAATCTGCGATTTTGTATTTTGAAATACTCCATAAGTAACCATTCCAAGACCAACACTAAAAGCTATGACATGATACATTTTTGTTCCTCCTTTTATTTAGGAAAATTCCACTTGGTTATATTTAATTTTGGTGTGTCTGACAATGTGTTTGACATTAAATTATCTCTTAAAATTTTTCGTATTATTTGGGATAAGTTACGATCATTATAGGTTTTAAGTATTTCTATTAAGGATTGATCATATTCGGGGTTTAGTCTGACACAGATTCTAAAGGATTTATCCATAAAATCACCTCCTTAATGTATGACTATGTGACTTAATTGAGTTTAGAACTATAATTTGATTGACAGTTTTATATTAAGATGGTATTATTGTGTAAAGTTTAAGTGAATATAAAATAAATTTATTGACATTATCATTTAAATATGATATAATATTGTTAGAAAATATTTTTCGGTGGTGATTATTTGGTAAAAAAGAAAAAACAGCAAACAGTTTTAAATCAAGTTCAACAACTAATTAAAGATCAATATGGCAATACACTTATAGGTAGATCTATACAATTAGGTTGTGCTAATTATTTTGCTAATGATGTAGTGAAACATTATTGTTGTTTAGAAAATACTGAAGGTTATGTGTGTGTTTATTTTCAAGAAGATTTAGAAAATCCAAGATGTACATATTTTGAAACTTCCCTCCTTCTCGTAGATAATAATTTAGTAGCAAAATATTATAATTACTTAGATATAAATATAAAAGATATACCAAAACAAATATGTAATAATTGTAAACAAGCATTTTTAGACAAGAAAAAAAGAGAGTTTTGTGATAGATGCATAGGCAAGTCCAAGAAGGTAAAAGTTGAAGAGATACAACTTCCTTATAATAATAGTATAAATGAATAATTTTAAAAAATAACATGTTGGTATTGCTACATTTTTTTCTTATAAAATTAAGAAAAGTGGGGTAAAAATATTTGCTCGTATGTTTTTACCTTTTTATCTTTTAAAGTTGATTTTTCCTTGATATATGGTAGTTTCCTATTTTTATCTTTCGTGTCTTAAAATTGATTTTAGGAGGTCTGATATAATACATAAAAAATGTAAAGAATGTAAATACACTTGCAAGCAAGATAAAGATGTTACTTTCATGTGGTGTAAAAAATTTAGGAAAAAGGAGGAATAAATGGAACAAAATTTTATGCCAGATATTAAGGAGTTTATTAATGGAAAAGAAGAAGATTTAATTAAACTTTTTTACATAATAGATGATACAAAAACAATTACTAATTCAACTGAATTAGGTAAAATATTAACTGCTTGTCAGAATATTGGAATGGATTTTGGAGTTACGGTTTATGACATTGTTTCTGGTAAAATAGATAGCGATTTTGCTTTAATGTTAGAGGCAAAACTATGGATTGATGATGAGATATCTAGATTACCTTCTGTATCTAAAAAGAAACTAAAGAAAACTAAAAAAGAAAATAAGATTGTGGAATTTAAAAAGGAGAAAGAGTAATGTAGTTTTATAAACTACTTATCTTCCCTATTAAAATAATAGAATGTTTTCAATTATACTCAGATCATATTTATTAAACATAATTTATCGCTAGGAGGAATTTAAATATAATTAATGTATACAGATAATTATTTATTTAACAATAATCAAGCCCATCAAACACGTAGAAAATGTCGTTTTTGTGGAGACAAACTAGAGTGGTTTGATTGCGATTCTGAATCTGGAGAAAACTTATTTATGTGTGTTGGATGTAATGCACAAGATATCATAGATGAAAATGGTAAAAAGAAATTCGTAGAATTGTATTAATAAGAAAATAAAATAAAAGGAGTGTGATATTATAGTAATATTAAGGAGGAAAAAATTTATCAGTGGCAGATCAAAGTTTAAAATCAGAAAAGAATAAAGCAGAAAAAGATTTATATTATGAATATGTTGAAAGTTATAAAAAAGTAATTGAATATATTCCAAAAGTTAAAAAGCAGATTAAAGATTTAAACATCATCAAAAATAATACTAATAATGAAAACTATGATAAATTAGTAGAAATATATTTTCCAAATGGATTTGTCGAAGAAGATATAAAAGAGAAGAAAAATATAAAAACAAACAAAAGAAATTATCTTTTAAGTGCAGAATCAAGTTTATTATATATTATGATGTGGCTTGAAAGATACCTTCCTTATGAACAAAGATATTATTCTAGAAAATATGATGAAGAACAAAGAAAATTAACTTACAATAAAAAATCAGATACAGGAATTGTATTTGATGAAAATTTAAACAGAAAGGCAATAGATGAATTAGTACATAATAAGATATTAAAAAATGAATTACTGTGTATACTTAAAGATTTATTAACAGATAAACAATATACTTGCATATTTATGTATTATTATGAAAATTATACGCAAGGACAAATTGCGGATAAATTGAAAATAGAACAACAAACAGTTAATGATTATATAAAAACATCAATAGAAAAAATAAGAATATCTGATAATTTTGTAAATATTTTAAAAAATATTATATAAAAATACTGTTATTTTTAATCAAAAAAACGTATTATCTATATGAGTAGTAATTTAACTATTTTTAGGTGGTGATATTTTTACTTAGTGAAGGTTCTCTTAATAAATTAGTTAAAAAATATACATATTCAGTTAGTGAAATAATGAAAATTTTATTTATAGAAAATCCAAATATAACATTAGATGATTGTTATAAAAAAGCAATATTTTTTATTAAGGAAATTAATAAATCGAATGATAGAATAAACAGAAATACAAAGAAATATTTTAAGCATAATTTACCCTTATCTATTTTTGAAGATGGGGACGATATAGAAATTTAAATTAAAGGAGAGATTATTTATAGCAATTTCAAATTTATATTGTGAAGATTGTACGAAAATGAATATTTGTTCTTGGTGGGATAAACTTAAAAAATTTACTGATTATGTTAAGACACCTATTCCTATTGATTTAACAATTGATGCTTGCCCTGAATTTGCTAAGAAGGCAAAAGTAGATTAAAGGAAGTGGAAATAGTGGGAGATTAATATAAGTTTATAGTTTATAATTTTATAAATATAAGACAGTGACTTATATTTATTATCTTAAATACATTTTGGGGAGGGTGTATTTTTGGTTATATACCTCCCCTACTATATACATCTTAGATGGTGTGCTACTGAAAGGGTTAAATGTTTAATCTTCTCAAAAGCACACTATTATTAGAAAGGAATGATTCATTGGAAGATTTTTGTAGTTTATGCCAAAGAAAACAATTAAATAAAAATATAAGTTGGAATGAGATTTCTAAACTTGTTGGAATGTCTTCTGGTGAAGCTGCAAGAAGTAAGTATAAAAGGTGTAGAAATAAATGTATATTGTTAAATAATGTTTCGGTTGAAATTGATAATAAATTAACTAATATTGAAAATTTATTAGGTAGTGATAGATTATTAATTCAGCAACTCAGAGAAGAAAGAAAACAATTAGAAAAATATAAATCTGATTTAGGCAGAACATTAGTTTTAGCAGAATATATTAAAGAAACACTTGATAATTTAAATATTTATAAAAGAAGTCCCTATAAGGATATTATTAATACAAATCAAAATAGGGTTGGAATAATACAATTGTCCGATATGCATGATGGAATTATAGTAAAACCAACTCATACAAATGGGTATAATACATATAATCCTCAAATAATGATAGATAGAATGTATAGATTTTTAGAAGAAGTTGTTAAATATGGACAGATGTATAATATAAATAAAATTTATATATATGGTTTGGCAGATTATATAGAACATGATTCAATGAGAAGTAATCAACTTGCCTCAATTACCTTTCCAATAGTTGAACAAATGATGCATTTTGAAGAATTTTTATATAATTGGTTAGTAGATCTAAGTAAATATTTTCTTATCGAATTTGATGGTGTTGGTGGAAACCACGATCGTAATAATGGAGACAAGAAAAAAGAAATAAAAGAAAATAATTTGTCTAGTTTATTGTTGCATATGATTAGATTAAGATTAGGTAATAATCATCCTAATATTATATATAATTATGAATTTAATAAACAATCAATTATTAAAAATATTTTAGGGTATTGGGTTTTAGGTAAACATGGACATGAAGATTTAGGAAATAAAATAGATCGTCTTAAAGATAATATAATAATGGATGGCAAAGATATTAAATATTTTTTATATGGTCATTTACATAATTTTCATGTCGAGACTAGTAGTAGGGGTAAAAAAGCAATTGGAAATGGATCGGTGATGGGCAGTAACGATTTTTCCAGAACCAATTTATATTGTAATACAAACGCTTCACAAAATTTATTAATTTTAGAAGAAGGTAAAGGGATTATTTCTTATCATGAAATAGATTTACAATAATTAATTTTCTAGATGTAGTTCAGTTTGGTAGAACGTCTGATTTGGGATCAGAAGGTCGAGTGTTCAAGTCGCTCCATCTAGACCATATATTTTGCTACTGTAGCTCAATGATAGAGCAAGTGTCTTGTAAACACTAGGTTAGAGGTTTAAGTCCTCTCGGTAGCTCCAAATTTAGGGGAGTAGCCAAGTGGTAAGGTATCTGCCTGTTAAGCAGACTAGCATAGGTTCGAATCCTATTTCCCCTGCCAGTTTATATTATGGAGAGATGCCTGAGTTTGGTCGAAAGGGGCAGACTGTAAATCTGCTGTTGAAAGCCACGGTAGTTCAAATCTACCTCTCTCCACCAAATAGACCTTTAAATACAACTTGTGTGGTCGGCAAGTAAATTAAATATAAAATGCTCTAATCCACTTTAATTTGAGTGCTTAGTGGTGTGCTGTTTAAAGAGCATCTATTTCATTTTAGGAGTGATTTAGATGTCTGACAAACAGCATAAAATTAAAAGTGGAATATATCAAATTAAAAATTTAATAAACGGAAAGATTTATATTGGTAGTAGTAATAATATGATAAAGAGATTTGAAAGTCATAAATATCTTTTAAAAAATAATAAGCATTTTAATCAACATCTCCAAAATTCTTGGAATAAATATGGCAATAATGTTTTTGTATTTTCAGTATTAGAATATGTTAATAATATTAATAAATTAATAGAAAGAGAACAATATTGGATAAATAAAACAAAATGTACTAATAGGAATATAGGTTATAATATATTATCATATATTATAAATTCTGAATCAAATAATAAAAATATAATATTAAGTGAAAATACAAGAAATATAATGAGTGAAAATGCTAAAAAAAGAAGACACTCGAAAGATAGCAAAATAAAAATTGGAAAAGCTCAAAACATAAAAATAGTTAGGATTTCTCTCAATGGTGATTATATTGATATTTGGGAATCTATTAAATTAGCTTCTAAAACTCTCAAATTAAATAAAGATGTAATTTCAAAATGTTGTAGAGGAAAATGTAAAACATGTGGTGGTTATTTTTGGGAGTATTATGATAATTATATAAATAATAATTGTTTTTATATTAAATTAGATATGAAACATAAAAGTAAAAGAAATCATACTAAGTTAACTATAAATGATATAGTAAAAATTAAAAATTTATTAAGAGAAGATATTATAAAAATGAAAGAAATTGCTAAAATGTATAATGTTGATTATACAACTATTCGCCATATAAAGACAGGAAGAAATTGGAGTGATATAATAATATAATTTTTGTAGTGAATGTGAAAATTGTTTAATTTTAATACCTTAATTAGAATAAGTTAATACTTATTCCAGTAATCGATGAAGCAGTAGATTTTTGTTCTACTGCTTCTATATTTAAAATAGGAACAAAATTGTAATTTTATGGATATTTTATTTTAGAAAACACAACCACTTTTTTGTGGTTTTTTAATTTATAAAAACTTTACAAAGGAAGTGATTTTAATTTGGGAATTTCAAAAATTTATAATAAAGATGTTGAACTAGATGGTAGTAGTGCTGTAATACCAGTAGATATACAATACCAAAACTTAGACGATGCCCTACCCATTAAATCCGTTGCTGATCCTGAAATAGCATCAGCCCAAGATACCAATGTGGCAACCACTGTCGAAGCCTATGCCCGCGCTGCTGGTGCTAAACAAATGGAGGTCTTTGTAGAAAGTGGTAGTATTCGTGTCCGTACAGATGGAACGGCTTGTACAGCAACCACAGGGGAACCGTTGGGAGCAGGTTATGTTGGTAGGTGGCTTGCAGAAAGCATAAGTATCTACTTTGTTTCCAACTCTACGATAACGGTGGTGAGCAGGTAATGGGAGAACGCTTTCTTGAGCCAAACGGTATGGTTGTTGCCGATCAGACTTTTAATGCAGCTTGGAGATCAGGAACTTTAACAGCCGATCCCGATACAGATATTATTACGTTAAATGGGCATGGTTTTACAGATGGTATGCCAGTCGAGTTTGATGAGGGAACGGGAGTGTTACCTGCTGGCATAGCGGCGTATGACGATGACGTTTCTGTTCCTGCCGGCCCTGGAGGGCATTATTACAACGTTATTAGTGCTACCGCAAATACGTTCCAAATTTGTGATACTGTAGGTGGTGCTAGTGCTGTTGATATTATAGACGCAGGGACTTTAGGTTGGAAAGTGCGTCTTGCCGGGGTAACTTCGTGTGTGCTGACAGGGTTAAACCTTGACGAGCATTTGGAGTATGACATATTTATTTACTGGCATTTAGCAAAACTCACGACAGCGGTAAACAGCTTTTATCTAAGACTTAATAATGATGCCAATATGAAATATTACCATGGTACAACATGGGATGCAACAATATTAAGTCCTTGTGCGACTGTATCTGGAAAGTATTCAAAAATGTTGTGTACTTTTAGGTTGACAAAAAAGAATGGGTTATTGATGATATCTCGGATTTCTGATGGTGGGCAACATTCTACAGATAAATCCACTGCTTCTTCCGCAACTTCTGCTCTTGGAAATGCACTTATCAATGATAGTGGTGTAAATGTAACATCATTGGCTATCACAACATCCAATAACACAATAGCGTTGCTAAGAAACGGTGTGAGGATTATGGTAGTACGGAGGTCGTAGCATGAAAAAGCTCAGAGTTGATAACGTTAGAACTGATCGAAACCCCTTGTGTATTACAAAAGAGGGCAATGTCCTAATGAGAGGTATAAACACAGACTCAGCCAGTATTTATCTTTCTGAAGATAGTTGCGTTACGGATACGTTGATCGCCACTTTACCAGCTACGTATTTTTTAAAAGAAGTATTCCTTGCAACATCAGGAACATATATCGCTCTTATGGTCTATTGGGATACCGGGTTGGGGAAAGCTCAGTATTATGTGGCACGATCAACAGATTTAATAACCTGGAC